AGATGGTCCTCCGGGATGTGGTGGAGTATGGGAAGGCGGAGGAGGTACATGGGAACTCAGTTGTGATAGTAAATACTATGCTTGTTCCGGTGAAATGATTAATGGTGAAATTCCTCCACCAGCTGACTTCTTTGTTATTAAAAATGTAACATTAGACACATTTGACTTATATACATGCGATAAGTATCCAGTAGATGGAAGGATAATAAACAAAGCAAATATTGATACAACTGAATGTGTAGAGGAAGTTGAAGAAGGTTGTATTATGAACTATCGACTTGGTATGGGTGCAGCAGAAGCGCCTGAACAAGTCAGTTGGATCACTAAAAAGCTGGCAGAAAATAAGGGAATACCATCTCAAGAACCTACACAATTTCGTTGTCTAGATACATATACCGGCAAGCTCTCATTCCAAAATAATGGAAAGTCTACTCATATTCCAACAGGCGATACCATAACAAACAGTGAGACTTCAGGCGCTCCGGTAGACGAAGAACACACTTGTTACAAAACGCAATCTGATGGAGGAAAGGCTTGTGCGGAAGCAGATTGTGATGCTCTTGGTATATGTTTTAACACCATAGATGAAACTGGTGCATTAGACGAAAACGGAAATCCAAAAAGTAAAGCAGACTGTACGGACTTTGCTGAGAGATGGACGACTTCTTGGAGAAACTATGACACTTTTGAAGATGACGAAAAGACCGCAGATAATGAAGCAGAAATAAATTGTGCTTTGTATGGTACTTGTACTGTAGTAGTAGGTTACGAATACAACGTCAATGCATTTATGAAAAAAGAAGATTGTGATGCACTCGCTCAAGTGTATGCCGTATACGACCCTAGCGTTGATGTAGACCACAAAAACCAACTTTATGTTAATAGATGTCAAGATGCTGACGCAAAACTTTTAAATGACAAAGACCTTCATTCTGGAACTACAGAAGAACAAAAAGAGGCATGTGAAAGTAAAGGAAAATGTTATGACTACGATGGCGATGTAGTTGATGGAATAAATAACAAATCCGATTGTGAAGAAAGTGGATTTGAGTTTAAAGGCGCTACATTTATTGAAGGAAGATATGCAGATTGTGTTGATTTGAATGATGACGATCCTTTCAAGACATGTTGGTCGCAAGCTTGGTATGGTGACTTAGGTGTACTGGATGTTGGTAGTGAGCTTACTTCAGGCAGAGGAAAGCCGAGTGTTGGTGTTTATAAAACATGTCCATTTACCGGAGAGTTTGATTATTGGGGAAATCATGAGGATTCTGGAGTTGAAGCCGGGTATATTGGACATTATGAAAATGATGAAATAGATACTCTGTATAGATTTGGTTTCGGTGGTCCGGGATATAAATGGGAAGAAAGAGCAAATGATTACTATGTTCAAATAGAACAAAAAGGAATATGTCCTGTTTGCTGTGACCACTTTATGCCAAACAAGTTAGTTGCAACTGTTACTGGCCAATCTAGCGAGATATTAGACTATATTGGCTGCGGCATGGATGAATGTGAAGCTCCTACTGCTGATGATAGCCAAAGTTTCAATGCGGCAAAAGCATTAAAAAATGAAGGTTATTGTTGCTATGATACTTTCCATGGCTGCGATCTTAGCGATTTGCCAGAATGCGAAGATGAGTTCAGAAGACATATAGCAGACCCAAATAATGTTGACATTACATTTGGAACATGTACAGAAGGTAGTGGACGCGTTAGAACCTTCGTGTGGAGAAAAAAAGGCTGTGATGGTCCGAACGACACGTTTACTCCTTTAACGCACTCTGGTGGCGTTTCTGAGTGTAATATGTTTTTAAGAAAAAGACCTACCTTGTTTGGGGATACTAATTGCAGAAAATGTTCATCAGTTTACACCTCTCGAAACAAAACGAAGACTGTTAGTGAAACAGGAAACACCCAAATACAATACATAGGAGTAGACAAAGACGGCAAAAAAACTGATTGTTGTTCAGATACTGCCTATTGTGAGGCGTTAGTGTCTGACAATAACACCGATATCATAGGAAATTGTTCACATCCATATTTGCCATGTAAAGAAGCAAAATCATGTTCAGGGATAGAAGAGAAAAATTGTAGTGATGCAAATGTAGGGGAAGTAGTTCAGATCACTTCAGCATTGACAGCGACATGTACTAAAGTTTCAGATGCACCTGAGTCTGCATATATTTGGGCATTTGATCCTTGCTCTTGTTATCCAAATTTTGTTGAGATGAAATATGAACCCGAAGTCGTTGAAGACATTGGAGATGGTACTTGTCACGTTAATGGAAATGGAGATGAAGGATATGATAATGATGCATATACAGGATGCGGCCCAACAGTTCTTTCTACAACGGCAGACGAAACTTGCGTTGACCATGCAAATAGCCATGCACCTGTAGATGAAACTTGTCCCGGATTACAGTCTTTAGATGTTCCTATGGAATATGATGGCATTGTTTGGAGATCTGAATGGACTTTAATGAACACAGTTGGTACACATCAATGTGATTTAGGCTTGCATAGATTCAAATGGCCTTCAGCTTGCCAACCAACTGGACCAAATTTAGATTTCAGCCCCTATACGGCATTCAAATCAGGAGATGAGTTAGTAGCAATAAATGCCGATTGCGATGCTTGTGACATGCCTCAATATGGAGGAATAGCTGGCGGAGTGCTAGTAGATGGCACAAGTACAGACCTAATATTAAGAAATGCAAAACCTCCTAGTCTGCCACAAGATGGTCACTTTATTAGATTAGTAATGGGCTGTGGAAATTCTATACCTTCAATGGCGGCTTATAACAGTGGTGATATAGTTGATGGTGGGTTTGGACCTACTGGAGGAGACAACTATAGACAAAATGGTTTAGATATTTGGGCAGAAATAACAAATTGTACATTTACAGACTTCATGGGGTCTGAGGGGCTAAGGGTTGACAACGTAACTTCTGGCATACAGGGAACGCCACCTTGCGATACTGGAGGATTAGTTGGATGTTTACCAAAACGGTTGATTACCGGAGACTCTTGGAGAAAAACAGGAAAGCCTAGTGCGCTAGAAAGAAGATATACTTTTGCTGGAAGATGTATATCCAAAACTGATTGCGGTCCAAGAGGGGCATGTGTTGATACGGAATGTTGTACATACACTGGAGTAGACTACCCCTTCAGAACAGGCGGAGGAAGTCCACCAATTCGCGCTCCTTTGTGGAGCGGCGGTGTCGCTTGTTCTACTGGTGGCGATATAAGTCACAGATGTCAAGCGTATGGATTTGACCCAATTCCAAACAAGCCAGCAGAGCAATTTACTGTTCGGTATGTCAAAGATGTTGATCCAGAAACAGGAGAAGCTACTCTAGTTATACCTGCTTATCCACCTACGTTTGGGGGTAGACATTGTGCTTATGAGAAAGGCACACCAATTGGTATTGGATTAGCAGAATTACAACAAGCAGAAACGGATACATTTGGCAGTTATTCCAGAAGTAATAAATCAAGGAATCCATATTTACCTGCTGGAGGAACTATACTCAATACAGATATCCCAAGAGGGGATAATATTCCAGACAAAGATGGAGATGCGGGTCGTGGAAGCGGTCAGTATATGGAGATTAGGGTTGCTGATGTATCAAAGCTAATCACAAAGAATCCTAGAAAAAATAGACATCTTAGAATTTACGATAGGACAACAACCCAAAACGGTAATCCAATATCGGCTACTACTTTTGAATATATGAATATGAAGCAGAATTTAGAGCTTCCCCAACCATATGGTTTGAATCCATGGCCGGTCGATCACCAGACACATTCTTCTCTTAGCAGACACATGTCAATGTGGCCAAAGGGTGTTCCTATGGGACCATCTAATGTTGAAAGTTTAAGAACAGATCCAACTGGTTCTATAACACAGCCGGGAAGAATTGGTCCGAAACCAACCGTTGATAATCTGAATAGAATGTTTAGGTACAAAGAGGTAGATACTGGTGGAGGAATGACCACTCCAATTCCAGAGATACTGCCAGTTGAGCCAGTCATGATTAATGCATTTGAAAATATCTATTCAGATCAAGATTACTTCTGTACAAACAATGTATACAAAAATAACTCAACATGTGTTGGAAATGGACATCTCTGGATACCGCATTTTTCACACACAGAAGTGGCTACGCATTACGACCATGACTTAGCTGACGCAGAAAAAGTCGTTATTAGTGGTAGCGTAGTTTATCCCGCCACCTGCAAAGGCACAAGAATGGGATACTGTGTTGATGATCGTTATGGCATGAACGTAAGCAGAATGGACATAAATGAGTGTTCTGAAGGAGCTTGTGTAGATGTAGCAACAAACACAGGAATAACAGACTCTAATGGCGATCCTATTACTGATAAAAATGAATGTGATAGAGTTGGATTTGGAGGAATACCAAACCCTGTAACTCCCGGAGGATTAGCTGAATTTCAAACCAATGGAGAATGGGTTCAATTATATGAAGATACTGGAGACCCAGAGAGTCCATTAGGAATGGATGGAGACAAATTCTTATGCGAAAGAATATTTGGTGGCGATTGGGTAATTGGAAGACGAAACGATGAAAAAGATGGGTATAAATACAAAGATCCATTAAATCTAAAACCATTAGAAATTAGTGGTGGACAAAAAACTGGAGACGCAAAAGATTTCTTTGTAGAAGGATGTCCTGTCGGTTGTCAAATTAATGGATTCTATTTGCAAGATCCATGTCAACCTCCTAGTAAAAATAGCCCTCAAGGACAATGTTTTGAGTGTGTAGAAATAGTATATGAAGATGACTCAGGCAACGAACAGAGGGAAATGAGATGTCCTAGAAGCCCAGCTGATGGTAGCTATGTTGTAAGAAAACGTGGTTGTCAAAATGCAAAATATGACAACAGAGAAGACTGCAAAGAAAATGGCTGGCATTGGTGGGAACCAGTAACAGCAGCAACAAGGTTTGCACTTCATGATGAATTAGAGTTGGTTGTTCATGACGCATCTCAATTAAGAAGCAATCTTGAAGCAAATAAACCAACTCCTAGATTTGGACAAGCAAGCGATTGGGAATATGACCTATCGCAAAAACCAAAGACATTCACTAAAGATGCTGGATTCTTTGGAGAAGGAGATAAGTTAGCTGGTTGGGCTGGAATCGGCGGACTAGGAACTTGTACGTTTCCAGCAGGTACTGTATGGAAAAATACAGATGGTGACATTGTTGATCCTCCAGCAGGAATAGATACCAAAGCTGGTTGTGAACGAGATTTCTGCACTCTTTACGAAATTGATAATCAATCCGACTGTACATCAAATGGTTATGATTGGATAACAGGCGTATGGGACTACGAAATAGACACATGTAATTCAATCAGAGATGCTGTATTCTCAGATGTATTTAATATGTGTATTGACTTGAATACATTAGATCAACAGTTCCCATTTTATTTCCCTGTTGATAATAGTTATGTTCCTGACGACTCTGAGGAAAGTTTGGAAATAGCTAGACTTTGTGACATGAGTGATTCATGTGAATCAATCCGACCATACAAAGAATGTAGAGATGTTAGTGACGACCAAGCTGGAACATGTATATACTTAGTTGATGGCAATGAAGTAACCGAAAGCGTTACAGCATCTGAGTGCGGCCCAACAGGAGTGTTTATTGGGCCAGTTATACAAAAAACAAAGAAAGAATGTGGAGAAGCAGGATTAACTCTTGGAGCATCCATTGATACACAAATAATAAATGAATTTGTTTGTATTGATAGTAGTGGAAACACCTTGAACGTAAGGACTCCTGCTGAATGTACTAAGATTGTAAAGGGTACTGTGAAGTATCTTGGAAAACCTGTAGCAAATTCAGCTGATGATAGAAAATTAAACTTGATAACTCAAAAAGAAAAGTTCTTAGAATTATCGTCTCCAGAAGCTATGTTAATGGGTCACGAAGTCGGAATAGGTTTAGCTCCTAGAAACTTTAAAGGAGTTATTTATGCTCCACAAGCAGAAAATGAAAAGTTTAATGAATATGCAGATCCTCACTGGAGAGCAGTTTGGAGTAGGCATGGAGGAGCATTTGATATTATTATTGGATATCCACCTCCGGTAAATAATTGCAGACAAGGCAATAGCAATAAACCAGTAAATATGGATTTCTATTTGGGTTTCGATCAGATATGTTGTAATGAGAGAGGTCCATTAAACTTTCATCAATGCGAAGAAAAATGCTGGACCCATTATCTAGGACCGCACTTAGAAGATATGGAACTTAGGTACGGAATACATGGCGATTCAATAATGCATGTAAACATACACGAATAGGATTAAAAAAATGTCAGGTTTTTTCAAGAGTGAAGACGATAACCCTTTAGCCAAGTATCCTAAAAAGAGAGGGCGAAGAGAGGTCTTTACTATTAATAAAACAGAAGAAGAGTATGCAGGTAGTGAACCTCCAGTAACAACACCATGCGAGTGTAAGTTTAGTGGCTCACAAACTGGAATATTTTGCGATAGACATCAATGTATAAAAAGCAGGTCTCTACATCGACTATGTCAAACAAGACAAGGTTATTTTGATATGTGGGAAGAAGGAGATGGCCCAATGCAAGATCCTCTTAATAGGATCATGGTCGAAAAGGGAAAAATTAATGTTACTCAAACAGAACAAGAAGGAACCACTTTTTTTAATGCTGAAGGAGAGAGGGTATTTCCCAATAAAAATGAATACTTTATGGGAGACCCAGAAATACCTAAAAAATCTAGAGGTCTAGGTGATACTATAGCTAAGTTCACTAAAGCTACAGGTTTAAAAAAGGCTACAAAAACAGTCTTTGGAGCATTTAATAAAGATTGTGGTTGTTCAGAAAGACAAGCCAAATTAAATAGAATGTTTCCTTATGAAAATGGCGAAGAGTCAAATAAGAAAACAAAAGGGTTTTTTGAGTAATGGTGTATAATAATATAGTAAATAAGCTCTAAGGAGATTTTGATATGGCATCTATAAGCTTTTTCGCCGGAAGCACCGCAATAAACAACCTCTCAGGCTCTGGCCTTGGGTTCTTTGGTGGATCTTTTGGCCAATCAGTACAATTAAATAGCTGGCAAGACACTACATTCATTACTGATGGTAATGGTACAAATAATGGCGGCGCTGGAAACAACGTCAAGTATTACACTGATACTAAAGGTTTTGCTGCTGGAGTCGTTCCGGCGACTGGACTACTTTATATTCCAAATGAAAAAGCTAGTCTCAATATACGTTTTAGCAATGATAGTGCTGTTAGAACGCAAAACGCTAAGCTGAGAGTTTTTGACAGAGTTAATAAAAATCACCCAGCTAGTGGTGTAACTACTAGAGTCGCAGAATTGCTACACACATCTTCATCTTATAGTATTGAAGGTTCTGGTGACTCAACATGGTGGGGAAGCGCGAGTCATACTGGCTCAGACGCACAAGGTACTTATAATGCCTCTACCAATCCTAGTGCTAGGCTTCCTGCGGGAACCAAGACTGTTGGTGGAAGTGGAATCTTCGTACCTCTTGCTAAATCTCCGGGGCCAAGCGGTCAGTATGCTGGCAATGGATCAGCCAATACGGGTCAATACTATCAGCACGACTGGTATGTAGCGATCACCGCATCTCCCGATAGCATCGGAAGCAAGACTCAGTACGGACTCTACGTTGAGCTAGAGTACCTATAAACTCGCCATCACGCTGCGCGTGGCAAGCCCCTGTCTGATCAACAGGGGCTTTTTTATTTGTTCCACAACAAAGCACAGCCACAGTAACAATCCCATTCCTTTGAGAAGTCATAGACGTTATGAGATTGACTAGAAACGATTTCTTCATAAACTCTCTTTGAGTCATGATGCTCTTCTTCAGTATCGTCTAAAAGAATATACTGGCTTCCATCTAATACATTACGAGATATTTCAAAGTCATTAATTACAGATTGTCTTTGATGGTCTCCGTCTAGAAAGCAAAAGTCGAAAAAGTTTGTAGGGTAATTTCGTATCGCTTCTTGTATTAGTTTAATGTTCTCTTTTACTGAGTCTATTTCATGTGTTAAAAGATGATCATCCACCCTATGAAATTCGTCTGAATTAGGTACATGAGGATGGACGATTATCTGTTTAACATTTTCTGATTTGATATTTACCAACTTAGTGATATCAACAGTTACTACAATACCTTCAGGTTCGTGTTCTTCAAAATATCTTTGAAATACAGCGGTAGACTGGCCGATATGCGTTCCTATCTCCAAGCAATACTTTGGTTTGACATGAAGGAGCGAAGCATAAAGAGCGTCTCTAAAATGCCTGCTGGGAACGCCTGCTGATGCAAACTGGTTGGGCTTATCTATCTTTATCATTCTTCTCTCTGCGTATCTGGATTCCACTTAACCCATCCGCCGTTAGGTAGCCATTTTCCTTCTTTATCCTTACGTTTGGGGAAGAGTCTTCCACCCTTCTTCATAACGCCGAAGGCCAATTTAGCTCCACAATCCATACATTTTAATTCATAGTATAGATTGTCATCTACATTCCTAACTTGGAATCTGATGTTTTCACTATCACATTTACCGCATTTGGTTTCTGCGAAAATCTCTTGAAAATTAGCTAGCCGTTGAAACAACTCAATTTGAGTATCTGCCTCAATCTCTACGCTAATCTTGCCACTCGTGTATGTTACTTTCATTATTGCCTCCAATTAATCTTATAGTTTCTAATGCTTTCTGGTATCTCTTCGCCGTTTTGATAATTGTTTAACACTTTAATCATTTTTTTGGCGTTGTCTTTAGTCACATTGCTTATGTCATTATATTTTCCATTACCCATATTAATGAAAGCCATAACATCAATGTCTAGTTGGTTACATTTTTGATCAACAAAAGCTATTTGTTGGCTGCTAATTCCAGCGTTTAATTGGTAGTCGCCAGATGTAGGAACTTGCTTTACGCTCTCTTGAACGATATTAACAATGTCCTTTTTAGCTAGCTCTTCAGCAGCAAGACATCGCAGCTTCAAAGCCTTTCTTAAAGCTCTACCTTCAGCCCTTGTGCTAGCAGTAGCGACAGGATGAGCGCAAAACAAATCATCAGTATTCCCATGCCACACATCTGCAACTTCTTTAAACACTCTCTGTTGACCACTATTCATCCAGTCAAAGACAACCTTAAATACTACAGTTGCTCTATCAGGAGCCATCCCGTCAGTTGCTGGAAATACCTGTTCTGGGCCAGATTCAATAATGTCACCAAGTAATAATTCAGCGACTCTTCTTAAGCCTGCACAGATAGGGTTGCCATCAATTAATTCATTAGTGTGAAAGTGAGCCATTACATACGGATTCCATTCATCACTAAACATTGAAGGTCGGCTCTCTTCGTTTGTTGAACCTACGACCTCCTTGATAACAGCTGCTTCTTCTTCAGTCGCATTTTCTTCAAAAATATCAAATTCATTTTCAACTTGCATCGTTACAAAATCCTCATCTTTGGACATAATAGCCTCCACTAATTCAACTAAATCTTTTTTCTTTGCTCCGTTAGGTACGGCGCAATTGTGTTCTTCCAAAATTTGCTTCAATTCTTTTATTGTTTTATTTGAATACATTAAGCTTCAATCTCTATTAATCGTTTTGATATAGGTGGGAATTTTTTATCAACTTTGACTAACTGTTCCACGATAGCCTCAAGAGTTTCTCTCATGTTCTTTTGGGAGAGGTTGCGAATAATGTTTTTCACACGCAAAACAGCAAAGCCTCTATTTATTAATAAACCAGCTTTCTGAGCATCTGACCTAATATGCCTTTGAAGACTCTCTTCTCCCCAAATAGGAAGAAAGTGAGCTGGGCCATCAATTTCGATGGCGATATTCATTGTTGGTAGAAACAGATCTACCTCTAATTTGTCATTAGCTATTAACCCACGTTTATGAAAGATAACTTCATAACCAAGTTTTGTCAACCCTTCGTAGATAAACTTTTCGATTTTTGAGCCTTCTTTTGATGCCTTTCTGACTGCTTCTGCCGCTAGCTTTCTTAAGTTTGCCTTTTCTTCTTCAGACATCTCAGCCCATTGCTTTTTAGAAAGCTCAGACCTTCGCTTCCTTTCTTCTTCTTCCATGCTGTCCCAGTAGCTTGCCATTCCATTGCTGATGGCTACTTTTTCAGCTTCGGTTCTTTTCTTTCCTCTAGTCGGATGTTCATGACGACCGCTTTCAATGGCTACTGTCTGTGCGGAACTTTTGTCTCGAAGAGGAACTCCCAGAGTATTCAAAGCTCTCCTAACCTTGTTTGGATAAGTTTTCAGCTCTTGAGCAATTTCGTATGTACTCTTTTTTTCGTTTACATATTGCTCAATAATATACTCTTTATATTTGTTGATAAATGCACTACTCATTTGTAATCCTCGCTAATTCTTCCATATTAAAATCTTCTACTACGTGTTTAACTTTTCTGTTGCAGTAGTTTTCTATGGCTGCTGCATGTTCTTTACTTCTGGCTATTAAGGTCGTTTCTGGGTCTGTATATGCTTGCACAATATATTCAAAGTCTTTACCATGCGGTCTAGTCCATTCTAAATCCCAAACATAAAAAAACTTTTTTTGTGGAGCAAAACACTTCCTCATTGATATTGAGGTAGAAACATTAGTAGCTATTAAAGAACCATTAAAGTTCCAAATTTCGTTTATAGACATTATTGAAAAGTTTGGATTCAAAACACTAGATGTTGAGTTTTCAAAAAAGACAACTATATCATCTGAGTTATTTTCCAAAAATTCGTTGGCGTTTTTTATAAGGTTAAAAGATAGCTGGCTATTGCTAGTATCGTCAACCATAAAACCAATCTTTTTATTTTTTTGCATCAGCTTTTTCTTTATTTACTACATACCAATCAACAGTCTTTTTTATTCCCTCTTCTACTGGAATAGGATTGATATCAATGATTTCTTTCATTCTTGATGTATCTAGAAGCTTTTTCATTTGTCCGTCTGGCTTTTCTGTATTCCAGAACACTTCGCCTTCATATTTGACAGAAGATCTAATATACTCAACAAGTTGTTTTATGCTGATATCTTTTCCTGTTCCAATATTTAAAGGCTTCGTATTGTCATCGTAAACTATTAATGCTTGTATGATTGCCTCTGCTGCATCATCGACATACATAAACTCTCTCATTGGAGCGCCCGTTCCCCAACACTCTACTGTGTCATCTTCTTCAATTACAGCTTCTGCAAACTTTCTTATCAAAGCTCCAACTACTTTTGTTCTCACTAAATTAAAAGTGTCATGTGGACCATATAGATTTGTTACACAAACAGTGACTGCATCTAATTCGTATTGATCATTATAAGCTTCTGCTGCTGTCTGTAAGGTTCTTTTTGCTATACCATGCGCTCTAATTGTTTTATTTGGTTGCCCATCCCAAAAGGTGTCTTCACTCAAGACTTCCATTCCTGTATCAGGATAAGCACAAGAGGTCATAATTGAAACAATCTTTTTTACGTTTAAATATTCACAGGCGTGATGTATATTAAGACCCATGACTGTATTTGAGTATAAAATGTCCGCTGGGTACATCCTATTAAACTCTATGCCTCCATTGTATCCAGCAGCGTGTATACAATAGTCTGGCTTAACAGCCGTCATAAAGAGTATGATTGCTTGCAAGTCATGCATGTTGACTTGGCTGTGTCTTAAGATTACTGGCTCTGCGCCTTTCTCTCTTAGCTTTTTGCAAATTGCAGTACCTAAAAATCCTTCGCCGCCAGTGACTAGAACTTTTTTGCCTTCTAAATCTATCATGCGTATTGATGCCTTATTTGTAAAATAGGAGCGACTTTAATGAGTTCTTGGATTCCTGTTTGCATGTCTACATCGCAAACAAATCCTTCGTTTTCTAATTTGTTATAGCTAACTTCATAATCTCTTTGGTCTGCATCAGTTCCAATTTCTTCATAATGAACAAAGCAACCAGTATGTTCTTTTACGTATTCTGCAAGCTCTCGTTTAGTCCAATTAAGGTGGTTAGCACCACAATTATAAACCTTGTGATTCCAATTCCCCATATTTTCTACACCCATAGTAAAAGCTTTTGCCATATCTCTGACATGAATAAAAGTTCTACGGAAGTCTGCTTGGAAAATAGTCAGTATATTATTTGTGGTAGCTTGATAAACAAAGTCGTTTACGAGCAAGTTCACCCGCATACATGGGCTAACACCAAACCCAGTTGCAAAGCGAAAAGATACGGTATTGTCTTGAGTGGCTACCATTTCTTCCGCGACTCTTTTATTAACTCCATACAAGGAAACAGCATTCAAAGGAGACTCTTCTGTACACAAGTCTTCTACTTTGCCATATACGCTTCCTGTAGAAGCATAAACAAAAGGCATCTTTGGATTATAAGACTCTCTTGCAAAAAGCATATTTCTAGTACCTTCTACGTTGACCGCCGTAGCCAGCGCAGGTTGGGATTTGCAAGCCGGAAAGCCAACAATAGCAGCAAGATGAATAATAGCGTCACATCCACGAACAGCCTCCTTCATTTGTTCTAATACGGTAACATCTCCATACTCGAATTCAAAATTTGGATTTGTTGCCAGTGGAATAATTGCGTCGCACTGTCCTTTGTGAAAATTGTCTATGCATTTGACTTGATAACCTTTATCTAAAAGATGCCTACAAAGAACATTCCCCACATAACCACCACCACCAGTGACAAGTATTTTAGTCATATTTTGACTCCATATGTATTATCTTGACCATCCTGCTATTATTATAACAAGAAAAAAAATAATGCTGTCTACAATTTTAATCTTTTTGTGACAGTCTGTTCGCATTCGCTGAATATACCCTTGTCGTGTATTATTTTGGGTATAACATAATAAGACTTGATTTTGTCGTGAAAAAACTTACTAAGCTGTGAGTCAATAGGATTTATCGCCTCTAATCTGGTTATTATATCCAGCATTTTTCTAGATAGTATTACACCGTGAAAGCCACCAATTCTATTTGCATTTCCTAAGCCAGATTCTTTGTTGTTGTTCCATCCATCTTCTATTTTTTGATTGAATTCATCGCCTTCGTTTCCTATCCACCATCCTAAATAAAGAACGTCGTAGACTAGATGTTCTAATTGGTCTTTTAGTGAATCCATTACTTCATCGTATCTATCTGTAAAATAGGCATCATCTTCTAAAAACAAAACATGCTCATCGTCTCCTTGCAAAGCTTTCTTTGCCATTTCTTTATGAGACTGAAAAGCGTTGTAGTGATTTGTCACCTTTCTTCTTACTTCTTCTGGAGTATCATTATCACTTCCACCATATCCCCAAAAACTCCTAGCGTAGTTTGATATCTCGCCATCAAACCTATCGTATTCATCAATACTTAGTATCTCACCTTCTCCAACAATAAAAGGATTGAACTTTATGCCTCTTGATTCGCATTGTTCTTCTAATTCTTTCCAGTGTTCTTTTCTTTTGTCTAAACAAAGACAGTAAGCATTTTTAATCATTAGATATTGCCTAGTATATATTCAGCTAAGGAGTTTGTAGAACCTTCTGTTTTTAACCATTCGTATAACTTGTTTCTCATGGTCTTCCATTCCTCAATATTAAATTCTTCCGATAAGCTTCCCGGAGATTCTTTAACAACAAACCCACAATGAGGAAGAGGTTTGTTTTTCCAAGTTTCACCTTTTTCTAAATTAGGAACGCCTCCATATTGATACTTTGCTTTACACAAACTGACTTTAGGCCATTTCCATAAAGTGTATTCTGGACAGTATTCTATATCAACAAAAAATGGAATAGATCCATTAGCTAATATTTCATAATGCCTCAAGGTATCCCATCCGCCCTTTTTTGAAGTATAAGAAAAGAAAGACTGTTGATACATGTCGTAATACGAATCTTCAGCATCGTATTTGTAAGTAGACATATAGCTTGGGTCAATTGATTGGTTTACTGGAATAAGAGGAGCAAAAGGCAAAGTCCTATTGTCGTCGTTCAGCTCACGTATTTTTTCTAACGGAAAAGCAAAAGATATTGGCTTAACTTTGTGTCTCAACAACGAATCTGCCATCTCTCTCTTATAGTATGTACATTTCTTAGCAATAGACTCGTTCACATATTCTCTGTCCCATCCATCGACTACAATGATCTGGTTTCTGCTGTACCCTTTATTAATAAAATGTGTGACAAAATTATCTAACATCGTATCTTGTTGGGTAAACGTGTGATGAATAGGAATCACCACAGCATCATAATTTTCGTCTTCTTGGTTGGGTTCTACTCTTGTGTATTCGTCTTCATCTAAAAGACCATACATAGTGAACCCTTTTCCCCATATTCTTTTGAACTCTTCGGGTCTTGATTCTTTTTCTTTTTTGTGATGCCACCACATTTTGTGGCTTGTATGCAAGTCTTTGCCTAAAGTTTTGACCAACCCATGAAATACCATGTCTGATTGGTAATCTGATACAGAGCTTGCGTCATGCATCTGTACTGGCATTAAAGGGCAGAAAAAAATTTTCATTCTTTTGAGTCTTCTACTGATTTTTTTATTGCTTGCTTGGATGTGTAGTCTGGAGACCAGCCTAAGCCTTTTAGCTTTTGGTTACTCGCTGATATTATTTTATTGTCGCCCTTCCAGTTAGCTCCATCTCCCAACCATTCTATTTCTTTATGAACATCTAAGCCGTCCATTACAGACTCTGCTACTTCTTGAATGTTTATAACATCATCCGGTACTACATTAAACTCTCCGCTGACTTTCTTTTTCAAGGCTAATAAAGATAAAGCTTTGACTAGATCATCAACATGCATATATGGTTTTGTAGAACCGGGAAAACTTCCTAAAGCTTCTAATGTGGGATTGTTTAGAATTTTCCTAATAAAATCATAAACAACTCCGTGGGTAAGACCACGCCCAACAGTAGCACACATACGAGCCGAAACACCATTTATTTGTTCCGTGCTGGTGTGATATTTTAATACTCCTTCGGAGGCTCGCTTAGTCATTCCATAAATCGAAGTTGGTTCTGTACGATCCGTTTCGACGTATGGTCTAACATCGTCTTCTTGGAACATCCAGTCGCCATAGACAATAACTGATGAGGCAAGAACCACTCTAGCGCCTTTCGGCGCCCATTCACAGATTTTCTGCGTGCTTAAGATATTGTCTTGAATAATATCGAATGGCTCAGTGCCGTCCATCTTTACCGTAGCTTTGCTCGCTAAGTGAAAGATGTATTCTGGCTCATGCGTTTTCATAATATAACGCAGGCAGTAGAATTCAGGATCATTATAATCAGATGAACCCAGATCGCATCTGTAATTCATGTCAAGGTAAGGAGATTTAAACTCTCTCCTGCTAACATTAACTATCTTTCCAAAAACAGAACTGTTCTCTTTCAATGTCTTTATTAGGTGTTGTCCTACAAAGCCATTACCTCCAGTAACTAGAGTTGCCATTACTCATCTCCAAAAAGCGCTGACTTAGCTTGTTCGCATTTTTCAGCTTCATTGCTCAATCCTAGTTCTAGCAGTATCGTTTTTACTCTTTCAAAGTATGTATGATTTTCTATGACACATTGATAACCAGACTGCATATAGGATAATCTTTCGTTCGGGTTATTAATATAATAGTCAATTAGTTGTTTGAATTCTTTTGGTGTTTTAGCAAAGACTATTTCATTGTTTGTAAATACTTCATTCGCCATTGATTCTACATAGTCCGATATACAAAACCCACCACTGGATAGTATTTTAAATGGACGCTCTATGATGTCATAACCAAAGTCTTGAGAGTGAGGCTCACTGACGTTCAGACAGACCTTAGCAGAAGCAAACAGCGATGGCATGTTGTCTGTAGCAATTATCCCATGACTTTGAGCTACAGGCCAATTAGAGCCAAATATCTTTATGTTGTAGTCACCAACAGGATGACATAAGCTGATGATGTATGGGTCAAGTCGCTCCGCTTTGTAAGGCCAGTAACCTCCGACAAATGCTATATCGCAATCCAACACGCTTAATCTTGGCTTTGGATGAAAGTCATACAGGTCTGCGGCATGTATTAGTGAAACAGGTTTAATACCTAACTCGTCTTGCCAACTATTATGCGTTACGTCGATCCAGCTTTGTGTATAGTGATTATGAACAAAGTCCGGCTTTCCGGTCTCTTTCTTTAATCGCTCAAGCAATTTTTTTTCTTTTTCTTGAGCAACAAGAATTGGATATTTATCAAGGTCGATATTGTCTTGAAATTCACCCCAATCAGATGCACGCATTGCAACCTTTAAGTGAGGTCTTTCTTTAATACATTTTACTAAGCCTTCGGTGACATTATATGTTTGTCCCATGAAGACATCAGGCTCAAATTCATCAAACGCATCAAAAACACTCTTTGTGTTTATATCCCACAAAGAAACTTGATGCCCCATTGAGGATAATACTTTTCCCCATGCTTGTCTTATATAATAATGAGCATGAGGTCCGTCACTACTTATTAGAATCTTCATATTCTTCTGCCGCTTCTTGAGCTTCTTCTAAGGTATAAAATGGTCCAAGCTTGACTTTGATTTTATTTTCTACGTATTTCCAAGCGTACCATTTGTAATTGTTTTTAACCCAACCCCAATAATTTCCCATTATAAGTCCTTTAGCGAATCTATTTCTTTTATTAACATGCCCTTGGGTTCTTTTGCTTTTATTTGATGTCCATTATTAATCATAATATTGAGTAACTCAAATAAGTAAAGTTTGTTTTTTCTTTTATCTGAACATAACTTTTTGATAGCAAAGAACTCCTTGCCTTCTAGATATGCTATCTGAGACCATTTTTTTGATAACCCATAAGCAAAAGCTGTGACATGGTCATCAACAACTGTGACTCCTATTTCTTCGTCTTTGAATCTGGACTTTGAATCTACAATTATGCAGGAGCCGTCTGAAGTTATGTGACGTATTGAGTAAACATTAAAAATCAAATCTCCATATATAACCAGAATATTTTCATATGACGATGCATTAATACCAAGCCTTATGCTTTCTACTATGTTGCTATCCTGATAATTATAATTTTCTACAACCCTTATGTCGTGCGGCAAAGTTTTTACTATTTTTTCAGACTCAAAACCTGCTACAACTATTATGTCTGAAAAAGGATACTCTTTTTTTATATTCTTTATCGTCTTTTCTAGTATTGTTTCTTGTTGGTTAGCTTGCAGCAGGCACTTCGGACCATAAGATTTCATCCTATGACCCATACCTGCTACGGGAATGACTACCGATAGAGGATGTTCTGGCTTTAAGCCCGATCCACCCTTCTTGATTTTTGTGGTGAATCTATTGCCCATTTATTCTTGCTTGCATTTTTTCCATTACTCTGGCCCAGTTTTTTTGCCAGACTTCTTGGTTCACAATAAAAGAAGAGTTATCGCCAGTTACTCTTACCTTAGTTAATGACTTAGGGACATGGGCTATGATGTATTTTTCACTAATTCTCATCCACAAATCGTAATCTTCACAAGTACGCATTTCTTCATCATAAAAACCTGTATCTTCTTCAACAGAGACTAGTGCATCTTTCAATATAAGAGAACCACTATGGACTATGCATTCTCTTACTAATCTTCTTCTGTTATAAGGTTCTTTGTACTCTCTTATGATTTTTCCAGTGGATGTGTGAACTACATCATAGTCTCCGTACACAACCCCAATAGATCCATCTCCCTTTTCAAATACTGAAACACAACTGCTTATCTTATCCTCGTACATTTCATCATCCGAGTCTAATATTGCATATATGTCTGTATTATCTAACGTATGATTTATTCCTATATTTCTTGCAGGACTAGGACCTCCATTTTTACTTTTTATGGCAATCAGATCTGTATACCCGAATCTTCCAGTTCGCTTTTTCTTTAATAAATCTCCGTCTTTGTCATCAAAGTATGATTGAATTATTTCCCAAGAACCGTCAGTAGATCCATCATCTACAATACAAATATTCAAATATCCGGGATAGTCTTGATTTACAGCACTCTCGATGCATCTATCTAGATAATCTTCGTCGTTATAATTTGCAATTAATATTGTTACTTTAGGTAGGTTCATTTTCTTAGTTTATCCCAAGTTGTTACCATTGAATCTTTTCTTACTGATCTCAGCTCTGTTCTAGCTTGCTGCTTGTCGTATTCTTCCCCTTCTAATATCTTTGTTTTTATTGTCGCTCCTTTGTTTCCAATAAGAAACTTATGGATTGCGCATTGTACTGTTCTTCCGTTTATCCCTTCATAACCCTCTACATAAGCTACGCTATAAAGATCAAACACCAAAGCTTTGTGTAGTATTTTTATTAAATCAGTTGGTATTTCATGGCCGCATTCTAGTACGCAATAGTAGCCATTTTTTGCGTTAGAAAATGACAAGTCTATAAATTGATCGTCTGTCACTTCCTCTTCAAGAATTCGTTGAACCTTGTATGGTATTTCCGTTCCTTCGAGAATCGACTGTGTTTTTTGTATTATTTCTATTTGATCAGTTTCATAGGTAGAACTTATCAAAATATACTTTGCTGAAAATATCTCTTGGTTGAGAATTGATTTTATACTTCTTTCTAGTCCTTCGTGATCATTTTTTACTAGGATGAAGAATCCAACTTTTGGATCGGTTTCCAATTCTAAAACATCGAGTATATCCTCTGCGTCATCGTTGGCTAATTCCCATAAGTCTGTTCTGTATGTATGACATATAGTTCCAACAGTTAGCGTTGGTTCACCTTCCTTGTTTTCTGATTGTAATACTTTTACTCCTCTTTGTCGGTATTTCGATATATTACCAAGCTTACAATCAAGGTCTTCTAGGAAAATACAATCCTCACAGGAAGTCGCTAAATCGGATAATTCTTTTTTAGTTCCCGAATTTTTCATTTCGGAAAATATATCTGACAATTCGTCTGTCATGGTCTTTCTGCCTCTATTATCATATTTGGGCCATTTTGCCTCTTTTTATTAATCACTAATCCTTGAGAAATAAGAAAGCTAGACATCTCTTCTATTGTAGTGTGACTAAGTTTAACATCCCAAGGAGCAGTAAAATCTCCATGTATAAGCTTATTGAATGTGCTTAACTCTATCTTTCCTTTATATAGTAGTCCGCTAGTCACATGGGCGTCTACTGAAGTGATTATTATTTTACCGCCATGTCTTAATTTACTGATCCAATTTGATATTACTGTAAACGATTCCTTCTTTTCAAGAAAATCAATAACATCTTCAGCTAAGATCTCTCTACACTCAGAGTTTTCTACAACTTCACTCAAATCTCTTATGTCTATTGCTAAGCCATTGAACTTGCTAATCGGGTCTATGTTTACATACCCACTTAGTTGCTCATTAGCGCCTACGGTTATTCTAATTTTCATACTAGCCTCTATAAACTTTTCTAGACGCAATGTCTAAAAACTTATTCCATTTAGTAACAAATTTGTCAGCAGAATACCTAGAAACAATGCTTTCTCTAGCCTTTTCGCCCATTTCTTTTGATAAGTCTTCATCATTCAAAAGCTGGACTAAGTATTCTTTCATTTCTCTAGGATCGTTTGTTATGAATCCATTCTCTCCGTGTTTTATAACTTCTGGAATCATGCAAGTTGCAGTAGAAACTACAGCACATCCACAAGACATTGCCTCCATTAGAGCTGTTGGAACTGGAGATATTGTTGAAGTGTTTAAAAATATCCTACTAGTTTGATAGTCTGAGACAAGTTCTTCAGTAGAAGATGCTGGCTTAGATAAACCGGGCGTATCGCCAACAACTTTATAAGGCAGTCCATCTATTGTCTCTCTCCAGATATTGAACCCGCAACACCAATCTCTGTTTATCCAATCATTCACAACTGATAGGATTTCGTCGCTTCTTTCAACATCCGCTGGACAGAACAAATCTGTATCTATGCCATGAGTTATAACACTTGTGTCATTCTTATCTTCCCATCCCCAAGCATTGATGCTGTATTTTGATATAAAAAGATTCAAATCACCTCTCATATTCCTAACTTGCGTCATAACATTACTATCCCATTGAGGCATAGGGAGTGTATGCTCTAAGCTAATTAGGGGTAGATGTAGAGTCTTTGATAACTGTATTGCTTTTTGAAATTGACCAAACTTGTTCTGCGAAAGAACTAAATCAAAATCAACATACTGAGGAACTTGAGCGTCTCCAAGAGCAGGATCTAGAAGAATATAATTGTCTGGAATTTTAGCATAGGTCTCGTTCCAGTCTTTTATTCCTTCTGCTCGATATGCGTAAAAGTTATGACCAGTTTTAGCCAACATGCTTTCATAACGCTCATGCGTTGGGAAAGTGAGAATATTGAGCTTGTCTTCTTTCTTTCTGGTGGCTGCTCTAATTATCGAAGTAATTGGACTAAGCATCTAACAACCCCTTCATTAAATCGCCAATATTCTTATGACAATACTTCTGTGCCTGCTCTAAACCTTCTTGACGCATCCTTGATAGCTCATCCTTGTTTTCGTAAACGTGTCTCATCACTTTCATAAGCTCTAGCTCATCAATAGATAACCAATTTTCATTTCCAGTAAACAAGTCTGCAAAAGTCTCCGTCATGCCTCTGACAGGCTCTAGTCTTCCCTCAATCAAGAATCCAGCGTTTCCAACGAAGTCAGCCATTCCACCAACATTCGTACAGATAGGAGTGTTGCCAAACCCCATAGCGTCAAAAGCAGGAATACACCAAGCCTCTCCATAGCTAGGCATCACAAAACAATCACAGCTTTCATGTATTCCACAAATTGCTTCATCATTAATAAAATCCGCGATTATTAAATCTTCTTTATAAGCATCAAGACTGATGAACTTTTTAATACCAGACTTCACCTTGGTGCATATATCTTTTATGTTTTTTGCCGTATCTTCTGTAGCCATTCCGTACTTTGATGATTTAATTAGTATTGAGACCGGCTCTGAAGGCTCAAATTCAGTATGAAAAGCTCTTATAAAAGATTCAAGATTTTTTCTTCTATTTAAATCCGCAATCGTATAGAAAACAAAGTTTCCTTCCGCTTGTGGTAGTGTAAGCTTGTCATACTTTTTGTAAAACTTTTTTACATCACTGGCGTGAGGAACAACCTTTATTGGTATATTGACTCCGCTTTCTTTGGAAGATTTAACCATTTGGTTATTTATCACCCATGCTTCGTCCATCATATTGATTTTTCTAGACCAACCAGAATCAATAAAGCTGTCTGTTTCTGTGGCGTAAAGGGCAATATTCTTTTTAAATTTATTGCTGTAGTCCATTAAGTGCGGTAATGTATGTTGAATACATATGTCCGCACCGCTTGAACTCTTGGCCTCTAACTCCAAGATTCTTTTTGGTGGCTGGTGATTTCTAGAGTTGAGTTTGATTGGTCTAGGAACTACATCAATTCCAGCAAGATCCATAGCAAGTATGTAATCTATAGCTGCTTGTCCCCAGCCAGTACCATCTCTATAGCAACCTATGTAAAGGACTTTCATGATAAAAGGTCTTTCCTTTTTTGTTCCCATTGGTTCCTTCTATTACAAAGGCCAACCATCATTTCGTAGGCTTCTTCTTGGCCAAACTCTTCATAATTTGGTTTGACAAATTTATAGGAGTCTTCGTTAAGATACATTTCTCCAGCACCATTAATATACATTCCGTAGTTCAGGTCTCGTATTAATCTAGATTCAAAGTATGTTCCTAACTTTTCTTGGTCTCCTAGCACATCTGTTATTAACCATCTAGCATATTGAGAAGGAGGTAGATCAACATTTAGTTGGGCTGCTGGTTGATGTATTCTAGCAGGAGCGCCCCAACTTTGATTTGATGGCCTAATATCTACGCTATCAAAGTATTCTTCCCACTTTTTAGCTGTCTTATCCCATTGATAGTATTTTTCAAAATTCAATCTTGTTGTATTAGATAAAGACTTTCTTTCGACTTCGCTAAGATCAAAGAACTTTTTAATCTCTCTTGCCGTGTTCTCATTATCTGGGACTGCTCTATTGCAGGCTGTTTCTACTTCGTTATATAGGGCTTTTGTTTTTAGTGGAACTCCGCCTAATTTTCTTACTACACTACTCATTGCTGAGTAATCAACACTCATGACTGGAACACCACAAGCCGCTGCTTCTACTTGAGGTAGGCCAAAACCCTCGCTATTTGCATATTGAATATATAAATCAAATAGATTCATAGTGCTTGCTAGGTACTCATAAGATACACCTTTTTGCACGTTTGATAATCCGGCAGTAAACTTTCCACAAGATCCGCATTTTCTTCTAGCATCAGAGAAGAACGAAGGAAAAGTGTGTCCGCAACTATTGCAGACATAGGTGAATAATACTTTGCTAGACAAAGAGTATTGATTCAAAAGTTTTGGTATATCCCAACCGAGATCAGGATAGCTAGTATGGCAATACAAGTATGTGTCGTTGTCTCCAGACATATCGAGGAACAATCTAAATGCCTCAAACAAGTCAGGAAACAACTTCCTTCTTTGGTTTCTCATCACTGTGCCAACAAACTTTGCTTTGGGATCAAAACCAAAACTAATTTTATGTTCTTGTTTGTCTTCTACAGGCACATAAGCAGCGTCAGCAGAAGGAGGAGCGCTACCTAAGCATTTAACTTTACCGTTTGATTCTTTCTTTAGTATGTCATGTCCCCAATCGGAATAATTGAAGACACCGTCTGCATTAGCAAAAGTCGCTAACCATTGTTCGTTTTGAGGAAAAGCATCGACAGTAGGCATTATCACCCAATGATAATAAGGTCTGAACGGAGACCTTTCTTGAAATTCAAGCATCCAAAAGTCTCGAATGTCGCAAACAATATCAGGAAGAAAATCCAAAAGCACAGCCTCAAATTTCCATTCACCAAATTGGTTTGTGGGAACTGAGTCGTATACTTCTTTTTGTTCATCATTTACTGGAAGATTTCCGTAAAAATGCCAAGGAATAGATGATGCGTTTGGACTGCCTTGTTCTCCATAACTAGCGAACTCTGCTAACTCATACTTTCCAGTGGCGTGCAGCCTTTTCATAATTTCACGAAGATAAGTAGCATATCCAGTATTAAGATATGTAGCTTCACCGCAAAATAGTATTCTTTTTTTTCTCATTTGTTGTGATCTTGCAAAGTTTTTATTATGACTTCTATCCTGCTCTTGATGTCATTCTTGCTAGACATCATAAAGCTAGCTATCTCTGAGTTGGTATAACCTTCTATTCTACAATTGAGTATGAATTTATCATCTTCAGATATAGACTCTGGTAATAAATTTTTTATTTTTTCTTTTGTTGAATACTGTCTATCTTGTTCTATTACAACGCGTACTTTTTTTGATCCATGATTCTCTATTTTTTTCTGCAATCTGGATATGGAGTTTTTTATGCAAACAGAAGCGTATTTTACAAATTGAGATTTACTGTTATCATACTTCCTAATTGCTTTTAGCAAACCTATTAAACCGGCTTGAACATAGTCATCAAAGTTAGGGTCTTCAAAAAAACGAAGAGCCTGCGAAATAACTAACCCATAATTGTCTTGGATAAGTCTTTCCTCAAGCTCTTTGGCGTCTATCGCTTTTTTATTGTTCGACACCTGAAGGTTCTTTATTCCTAGTTGTGTTGAATAACTTAAATTCTTTTACCCTAAACTTTGTTGCGTATCTTTTTTCTCCGTTTTTGTCAGTCCAAGAATTATTCCTTGCTGAGGCGACTAGGTCTATTATATCACCTTTTTCGCAATGCTTATTGATAGCAAGTCCACCGCTATCCCAAGCCTCGAAGTCAAAATAATTAACAGTTTTTTTCTTTTCTCCATTCTTTTCTCTGCGATATTCATTTATCGCTAGAGTGAATGTGCATAAACTAGTGGCATCAAACTCAACTAGTTTCGGATCATTGACCATTTTCCCGATAAAGCGACAGTAATTAGAAATGGTATTCATCTATTCCTCGTATATTTTAATGTTTATATAAATGTTATATGTCAGAGTGTTTCTTGTCAATTAAGCTCTATAATGTCTTGGACAACGAGTCCGTCATCTATCTGCCTTCTGGTTGTCTTGCTACTTTGACCAGAAATGATGACATTATTTCCGGGATAGAGTACGTTCTTGTATTCCTTCCACTTTTCAGAAAAGACAGTGACCGTATCAAGAGTCCCAGTCATATCTTCAACACAAAGGAAAGCCATCTCAGACCCTTGCATTTTTCCTTTCTTAGTGACCCACTTTTTGACTTCGGATATCGTTACCGCTATTTTAACATCTCCACGCTTTCCATCAACAAACTCTTTTATCGTTGTGTTGGCGAGCCTAGTATCATAAGCTTCAACTCTGGAGTAAGTAAGAGCGACTCCTAAATAATGCTCTTCTGTTCTAATCACCCATTCTGGGTCATCGTTTAAAGAATAAGAAGGAGTTTTGCATTGAATAACCAAGTCTTTTATTTTGATTGATCTTTTTGAATTGAAGGTTCCGCCGCCCTCTTTTTTGGTTGGAGCTAATGCTACCAGCAGGTCTATTATATTGTCGAATCTATGGAAATTATCAATCGCCCATTCTTTTTCTTTCTTAGTAAGCTCATTCCAAGTATCTAGCTCGTCAATCATCCTAGACCTAGATTCTGGTAGATGACTAAAAAAGCCAACAGATATAACCGCAACAAGCATCCTAGAACTAAGACTAGGTGAAGCAAGAATTAGAAATTCATACCAAGACCAATCTTTGAGGTCTTTATTAATGCGGATTTCATTGTCTTCAATAACTTCTTTGAATTTGTCTACCTGTCGCTCACCAACAGTTTTTACATCTAATAAACCGAAATAAATTTCTTTGTCGATTATATCCGTCTTCGCATTTATTGCTTTTATAGATGGAGGGTTGATGTATATCTCATTATTCTTTGCGTCATTTACTAACTGCTTTACTTCAAGCTGAGGGTCTATCTTACTCGACGAATGCACAAGATAGTTGCAGTAAAACTCAAGTGGATAATGTGCTTTAGCGTAAGCACTCCAATAAGCGCAAATTGCATAAGAGACTGCATGAGACTTGTTAAAAGCATAACGGCTGGACTTTTCGATCCAACTAAATATTTCTTCCGCTGTCGTCGCATCTACTATGCCTTTTCTTTTTGTGCCTGCTAAGAATTGCTTTTTGATTTTAGCCATTAGATCGGCTTTTTTCTTACCAATCGCTTTTCTTAGATTGTCGGCTTCTTGAAGGTTAAATCCAGCTAGCTGCTGCGCTATCTGCATAGACTGTTCTTGATACACGAGAACCCCTTGAGTGTTCTTGAGGATCGGCTCAAGGGAGTCATGAATGTAAATTATTTCTTCGGTCAGATTTTTTCTGTCAACAAACCTTTGAGTCATTGACTTGCCATCTTGAATGGCTTTTAATGTACCCGGCCTGATGATAGAAATTAATGCAGCAAGTTCTTCAACATTTCTAGGCTTAACTCGCTTAGCCCAAGACTTACCGAGATTACTTTCAAGCTGAAAGACTCCCTTAGTATGTCCAGAACAAATTAAGTCCCAAGTCGCTTCATCATTAAAGCTAACTTTAAGTGGATCAAAAGTATTCATAAGACAATTACCTTACCAAATATAACCTATGTACATGAGGATAAGAAGCTCCTACCTGAACTACGAAATCCGCTTCAACTCCATGTTTTTTTAGAGAGTCTACGAAAGATTTGGAAACACCATCTCCAAAAGTTTTCCAGTTAACAGTTCCACCCCAATCGTCAAATCCAATGACTGTTCCAGAAACAGCAATTTGATTAGCGAAAACAAAATCTAATACTTCGCAACAAGAAGAATAAGTATCAACATCAATGTCAATATAAGACGCTGGCTTCAAGTCATATTTTCTTATAACTTCTTTGTTGAGGGTTTCGCTAAACCAACCCTTTATCAAATGTACTGGCGTATTTAGATTTTCTACAAAAATTTCACTTAAGAAAGATTTAACATCTTTGGTTTTATAAAGACTGGAAGCATCAAAATCTCCAGATTTCCATTGGTAAAAATCTGATTTTGCTATGGAGTCTTTTCTTTCTTTGTCAGTGTTGTCTGGCAGACCTTCAAAAGAGTCAAAGCCATAAATAACTTCAATATCTACTATATTGTTCGCAATTTCTACTATGCTTTTTCCAGAGTAAACACCAAACTCGTAAGCTGCTGTTAGATTATTTTCTTTCCTCAAGGCGTCAACTTGAGACCTGTTTATTGGGTCTGAAAATAACTGCTTTAAAGCTATTCTCCAAGACTTTTTTGAAATAGCATTTAATTGCTTCCAAACTTCTTCTTTATATATGGATGTTTCCATCTGCAAACGCCTTCTCAAATTTAACTTTAGGTGCAACACGGCGATGTAGTTTCATAAAGCCAATCATAAGATTAGCGGTGTCTTTAACGTCTTGTAACGCATCGTGAGCGTTTTCTTTACTCATGCCAAATAAGTCCCTCATAGAGTCCATGCTCAGGGATTTTACATCAGCATTGTTTTCCATCCACATCCAAACATTGTCCATTACATCAATTCTGTGGATTTTATTAAACAGAGTTTGTTTTCCTGTTTTCTTGTCTATTGGCCCGTACATGTCGCATAATCTCTGGACTATGGGCATGTCAAAGCCGACAATGTTATATCCGGCAGCTATTGGGGCGTAATAAGGTGTTTTTTTGAAGTTGTATTTGTTTACAAAATTAGTGAACTTCTTCCACACCGTTTTAGCGGATGGAGCCTTTGCTAGCTCTTCTCTTGTTTTACCGTTTACGGCAAGAGCTTCGTCTTCTATTGGGTCTAACCCAAGCTCTAAAGCTTCTTCATCGTCAAATATTGGACGCATCAAGCTATTAAAATAACCATCAGGCTGAATCGTTAGTTTACGCCCATGTATAGCAACTGCGGCAATTTGTACTGGTTGAGTTCTATCTGGATTCCTCGACCCAGTTTCAAAGTCAAAGACAATAATGTCTCTATAATTCATCTAATTTTCCTTCTTATCTCAAAAAATCTATCTAGCGCTTCGTCAATATTTTCATACAGCTCACTAAAGTAATATGAGTGAACTTGGTATTTTGTTTTCCCGTTAGCAAGAGGGTAAAAATCATTTATCTTACAAATAGATAAACCTCTATACTCAACGTATCTTCCGTTCGTTATCTTTTCTTTTATGGATTCTCTGTGGCTTTTTTTATGCATCTGCTTTCTCTAGTTGGTTTCTCACACCCATAATTTTATCCATCAATGAGATTCCCAATATATCGAATTTTACATGACCCATAGCTTCTAAATCATTCATTTCAAGACCAGCAATTTTTTCTGATCCTTTTTTGTCTCTGACCATAGGGCATACTTGATCTAAGTTGTGTGAAGATATGACTACGCCAGCAGCATGTTTTCCTTGAGATTTGAAAGTTCCCTCAATTCTCATGGCTTGTTGAAATACTTTTGCGTAGTCTCCTTCAAGTTCACCATCGTCATTTAGTCGGCAATAACCGCGCAAAGATTCAGGTTGATTCATTAAAGTCCATTTTATAACAGAAGACTCCTCCATTTCAGCTAATTGATCGGATACTTCATGCTCATGAGGTAGGCTCTTGGTTATATTATTCATTTCTTCAAAACCGCAAGCTTCATTCATACGCAGGACTTCTTTTAATGCGCTTCGTCCTTGCAGCCTACCAAAAGTTACCATCTGACCAACTCTTTCGTTTCCATATTTTTGTCGGATGTAGTCGATGGTTTCATCCCGTTTAGTAGCTGGTACATCAATATCAATATCAGGCAAGGAGACTCTATCAGCAGTATTTCTTCCAGCATTGTAAAATCTTTCAAAAATTAAACCATATTCAATTGGATCTACTTGAGTTATACCAACTAAATATGACACTAAACACCCAGCAGCAGAACCTCTTCCGGGACCCGGAATATGATTTCTTTGATGGACACTATTAACAATATCTCTAACAATCAGAAAATAACCAGAAAGATTGGCATCACTAATAACATCAAGCTCTGCCTTAATTCTTTCTGTGTATAAATCTTTTGCAGATTGGGTATTAACTTTGCCTGTTGGCATTAATACATTTTTCCACCCATCACGACATAGGTCTCTGAGATACTGCTCTTCTGTTTGTTCTTTGGGGCATTTGAATTTAGGAAGCATTGGCTTGCCTAAAATATCATACTCCTCACACATATCAGCAATCTCCATTGCTGTTGCGATTTCTTGAGGGGTATTAACAGCCTGCATTTCTTCCAGTGAGGGTATATGAAAATTGTTTGATCTCATGAACCCAGTAAAGGCGGCATCCCCAGTTTCTTTCAGCTTCTTCCTTATCTTTGGAAGTGTCGTTTTCAAAGAAGAACACAACAATAGAAGTTGATCATTAGCATCTTGCTTTTCTGGGTAATGAGAGTCAGCAGTAGCGACTGTCCTGAATCCATACTTCTTAGCAATGTATCTCAAACCTTGAGCTACTAAATTTGAAGCAGGAGAATTTTCTTGGTCAATAGTTTGGATTTCTATGAAGAAGTTATCTTTGCCAAATATGTCTCTGTATTTGTTTGCTACTTCAAGAACCTGTTTATCCCATTCAGGATGCGTGTATCTTTTGACTTCGTCAATTGTTACAGCATTGTATGCAGATTTGATATCAACAAATATCGCATTAGCTAAATCACTACCCAGATGACCAGAGAAAGCGATCAAGTTATCAGAAAACTGACCTAGAGTAGAGAGGTCTAATCTAGGCTTGTAGTAGTAATTTTCTTCATTATTACTTTTTGATACTGCTTGGATTAGATTGTCCCAACCCTGCTTGTTTTTAGCCAACACGCAAAGATGACTAAGCTTCCTATTTTCCTCGTTTTTAATTGTGCAATCTTGCTGGCTTAGGTAGAACTCGCACCCAAGTATTGGCTTGATGTTCTCTTTCTTCATTGCCTGTGTGAAGGCCACAGCTCCAGATATAGTGCCGTGATCTGTTATGGCGCAGGAGGTATAGCCAAGCTTTGAACAGCGTGAGGCGACCTGTGAGGGCTTAGAGAGACCGTCTAGTAAACTGTAGTGGGTGTGTAGGTGTAATGGAGTCCAACTCATTTTTTGTTATCTTCTGCTAATCTTCCGCCGCCATCTCCGTAAGTGGCGATCTTATCAATTTTTCCAAACTTTTCAACAACTTCGACAATACCTCGACCCTTTATCTGGTCTCTGATGTATTGGCAAACACTTTTTTCAGCACCTTCTTTATAGGGCTGACTGAACTTGCATAACTTCTGGCATTTCCAATGTTTATTTTCATTAGATAGAAGTTTTGGCTGTTCTATGTCTCTTATTTGTTCAAACTTCTTTCTGAGTATTTGTTCTGCTTTTTCATAATCATCTTCATCAAATACCATTGAGAATAATCCACCATCATTAATGTAGTAGATGCTGACTGAAAATTCTTTGTCTGGATACATGTTCTTCAAAGCATAATAATACAGAAGCAACTGCGTGTCTTTCTGTAATTTTTCGTGGGTCTTCTCTTCTCCTGTCGCCCAGTTTATTCTTTTTCCGGTTTTGTAATCTAATATTTCGTAGTAACCATCGCCGTGTTCTAGAATAAGGTCAACAGTCCCTTTGATTGATAAGTATCCTTCTATTGTTTGTCCTTCAAATTCATATTTGTATTTAGCCCATGGCTGTTTAATTTCAATATCAAAAAATAGTTCAGTAGCAAATACGTTTTGATTTCTTGGATCTAACATCCCGTCTCTGTAGGCTACTGCTTTTTCTGCCCATCTAAGACACGTTCTTCTATCTGCTTCTGTGATATTGACTTCTGGAAAAGCGCTAGTGTAATAATCAAAAGCAATATCGTTTAAGAGCTTTAGGTCATCACATTCTTTTAGAGTTAAGTCTTTTCCTGTTTCTTCATCCTCTACAATGTCTAAACCTTTGTTCATAGCAACCTTCTTGTCTCCAAGAGTTTGCATGACCTTATGGGTAATAGTACCCATTAAGGCTTTTTTATTGGTCTTGTCTTTAAAGGATAGGTTGTACTGCAAAAAATATTTTTGCTGGCAAAACTCTAGCGTTCCAAGACTACTGCTCCTGTGGTAGCAAACTATCATCTAACTCATCTATTTCCGATATGGGCAGGTTGTACATATCTACATGTGTTTTGAAACCGTTTCGTTTATCAATGTCTCCAGCCCTCCAAATTTTGGCTCTAGAAAAATAATCTTCAGGCTCTGCCTGCCCTACTATCCAAATGTTTTTGATGCCATAGTAAGCACGCTTACCTTTGACCATCTTCATATCTTCAAATTGTATACTTACAAAAATGTAGAGATCAGGTCTTTGATGCGCACTTGTTTTAGCAACTGACACATCATAGTAGTCTCTTGGTTCAACTGTCCTTCTTTTAGTTTTTATTTCTATTCTGCGTTCATCATTAGACCATATGTCATAATCATATTTATCATTTCCATCATTGCAGCTAATTATTTCAGCTTTTATATAAGCAGCTACAGCTTCCTCTCCTAGATAACCAGCGGCATTGCCGCCACCCTTTAGAATAGAATTGTTTATCTTTCCAAGTTGATTAGCCTTTTTTCTTGCACGGGTGACCATTCTGTCATCCCATGGAATACTTATAAACTTTTTGTTTGTAGCCATCCCCACTCCTTTAGGACATCTAGCAGTTTCATGTTGGTTTCGTCGATTGTCATGTCGTGGTTCTTGATGTAGTAATCAAAACCCTTGTAGGTATCCAAAGCGATTTCGCTAGGATGTTCATCTTCGTGAGGTTTTCTATCAAGTCTTATTACTTTACCTCCAGCTTTTTGTATTGCTTTCACTTCATTAGGAAACCTAACATCTGGAACAATAGCCAGTTCTGTTCCGCTTTGTAGTATTCTCTTTATGCAGCTATCAACCCAAATGCTATCTTTGATTCTTCTACAGACATCTGTTCCAAAATATTGTAAAAATTCTCTTGCCGACATGAATCCAGATCTGTCTCCATGAAGCGGCATGTTTTCCCACTTAATATTAATGGGTGTGTTCTTTTGTTCGTCACTTCCAAAACATTGTTCTTCAGTTAGACCAAACAACTGCATTGAGATAGCCTTCAATGGGTCTGCGAAACTAAAAGACTGCACAAAAGGCCATATTTTAGTCGATGCATATTCAATAAACTCATCATCCCTGCGTTCAATATCTAAGATGCCTAGTCCTTCAGTTTCTTCTCCTTTGTCATTCATATAGATAGCATTGATAATAAGACATCCATCCGTGTCCATCAAAAACTTTTCTATTGAATCAAACAGTCTCATTTGATAGCCGTGAAGAAATTTGCAGCAAGTAGTCTTGCCGCTTTGCTTGGCTCCAGAAAATCCAATTATTCTAGTCATTGTATAGACCCTCAATTTGTGGTTTTATGATTTGATTTATTTCAGATACAGAAAGCTCGCCAACATCTTTGGCTGGTAGGTCAACTTCCACTATATTAAACATCCTACCACACTTCTTCTTGATTGACTCTTTTGCTTTGATCCCAGCTTCATCATTGTCTGTTAGGGGGATAATGGTAAGAGCAGCAGATGTTTCTAATATTCTCATCTGAGCATCAGACAGGCTCGCACCAAAAATACCAACCACATTCTTTATCCCAGCTTCCCACAACCTCCAGACATCGCCTTGTCCTTCAACCAATATAACTGATTTGGCTTTGTTTATGAATGGCTTTGATAACCAATAGCCATAGAGCCAAACTCCAGTATAAAAACCCTCTGAGTTAACCCACTTCCTACCATGATAATTTTCGTGCTGCGCCCTACCAAGATGGCCTACCATGCAATCAAAATCATCATCATAAACAGGAACAATGACTCTATCTCTCATGGAAGGATTCTTAGCTCTTGGGCAAGTACCTACATCGAATTGATCTAATACCTCAGCTGTATATCCTCTTTTAATATAATACTCTGGCGGTATAACCAATGAAGACCTAACTTTTTCTCTTGCAACACCACCATCTATATTTCTTTGTCTTTTTTGGTGTTCTCTTTCTGTTTTTGAGTCACATGTATCAAACTCAAAATCTTCTGATTCTTTTGCTAAAGTTTCTAGGTCTGTTTCAGTCAGCTTTATTGTGTATTCAATGGCTTCTTGAAAGCTTACCTCTCGGTCTTCTTTTATTGACATCAATGCTCTAATAAGACCTATCGGCGTGTTTATATGTTCTTCGTGACAATGATTAGTCCAACATGCCCAATTTCCAAAGTATGTACTAGATTCATCAGTGTTCATAGAGAAACCAGTTGGATTGTCTCCGCCATGTATTGGACAGGGACAGAACACATTATCGCCGCAATCATTTGACCTGTAGCCAAAATGAAAAAGTATAAAACAAATTCTTTTTGCGGCTTTGTCTGAAAGCTTCTTTAGTTCTTTCGCTGAAAGCTTTGTCTTAGAAAGGCTTGTCTTCATCAATTTCCTCCTCAACTACAAAGCCTTCCTCTCTATCGCTAACTTCGTTCTCGAATCCTTCTTTTTGTTTTTTATTAGCTAGAATGTACTCTGACTTTGTGAACCCTTCGTCTATTCTTCCAAAAGCACCATTGAGGCTCATGTTAATATAATCAAAGTCGTCTGCTAGACCTCCTCCATGACGAGCTATTAGTGGAACCAATTTTCTATTTCCGCTTTCTCCAGCGTCTTCCGCTAGCTCTTCTTCTGACTTCTTTTTGAAGATAGTTAGACTGCTGCAAAACCAAGACAGCCTGTCAGACCCACTAATAACATCTTCTGACTCGCGGGTAATTCCATCTCTATTTAACTGCACGAACGATAAGCATGGAACTTTTTCTTTAATAGTAAAGTTTACAAGTTGTTGCATCTGGTATCCGAGAGCTTGAAACTCTTTCATGTCGTTCATTTGTGCAGAGCTTGTAAGTTTGAGGTAGTCATAAATTACTAAACATGGATTGGTGTTGCCGTTTTCGTCATAACCAACCTCTCTTCTTAACCACCTTCTCATAATAGAAAGCGTTTCATCAAAGCTTGTTCCAGCTATTGTGACATATTTGTAAGGAAGATCTTTTAGTTTTTCTACGCCTTGTTTTATTCTTTCTTGTAAACCACTAGACTTTCCAAATTGACCAGTAGATATGTCATTTATTTCTATATCGGACATATTTGCTAGTAGTCGATGAATGTGATCTTCTCTAGACATCTCTGTGTCTAACATTAAAACTGGTATTCCAAGACTTCCAGCAACATGCAATGCTACACTATCTGCAAACAAACTCTTACCGGCTTTAGCTCTGGCTGCAATTAGATCAACATTACCTCTTCTTAAGCCTCCACCAATAGCTTTATCGAAACGTGGAAACCCTGTACTTAGACCCATCATTTCTTTAGGATTATCAATTAAGCTTTGAATGTAGTCGTCAATGTCTTCTCCAATGTCGGTGGGTTCATTTTCTGCTTGCCCATGAAAATCATCAATTAGGTTGAACACAGCCGCCTCAGCTACACTAACTATTCCAGTCGGTGTACTGTCAGCGATATTAATATCCCTGATGTTTGATTTTATTTGCGTTGCTTTCCTATCTACTTCTCTAGCTATCGCGTACTTAATTAAAATTTTTGCATGTTCCTTAACATTGCTTAATTCTACGTTTATAGACTGAAGGGTTTTGTAGTAGTCTTTAGGAACACGCTTCATGAAGACTGAGTCTAAGTCTATTGATTTTGCCGCCGCATAAAGGCTAGACAAATCAACTGTATCTGAAGTATCAAATAGCTTCGCAAGACAACTCCAGATTATTGTGTTTTCTTCTAACGTAAACGATCCTTCGTTTAGCTTTCCATCAATATCAATAAAAGCATTTTTTCCATGCCGTATCAAACCAGCAAGCACGGCTCTTTCTGAAACAACATCACTAAGTTCTTTTTTCATTTAATCTGCTTAACCTAAACATTCACTGCAACGATGATAAGTACCTACTTTGTATCTAGGATTAATTTCTTCTTTTTTTCCACAATTATGGCAAGTAACTTCAACCATCTGCACAGGAGATCTTCTAGGAGTTAGAGGAACATCGGGAGTTTCAAACTCAGCACCCTTTGCTTCTGTTCCATTATCAACAAATTTATTTTCTCCCACCTGTATTGATTGTCTTCTTCCATACTTTGTTTGTTGTTCTTCTCTTGGTTTTACTGAGAAGTCTAAGTCCGACGACCGCACCTGCACTGGTGGCTGTTCGGTTTCTGCGTATGGTTGACTTCTAGGTGCTTCTGGCATTTCTGCGATTGGTTCTTCGCCTCCGATTGAGATGCTTTCTCCCGTGAGGGCATTATAACCTTGAGCAATTTCTTTAAGATCATTGTTAAGTAATCCGTTCTTTATCATTTCTAATGGTGACATAATTAACCTCTACTCTGCTTTCTTCTGCTAAGTTCGAGTAACGTATCTGCTTGTTTTCTGATGTCTCTAATTATTTCTGAAGAAGAAGTCACATTTCCATCTATGACTCTCTTGACTCTCCAAACCTTTTGCACAAAGTCGTCCTCTCTTATTACAGAGTTCACTTTGACTTCCCACTTGGTGTATTTATCGAACTGGTTTGAAACTTTTGAGACTGCATAGTTTATAAATTCTTCACACCACCTAGCTCTAGCCAATTCTTTATTGTGCTTTTTTTGCAAGAAGTTGCAATAGTTGTATATAGCATAGGCTTTTTCGCAACACTCTTCTGGTGTTAGAGACTTGAGTTCAAAGCTAGTCAGTGAAAGAACTCTTTCTATTTCTGGATTTGGTTCAACACAAATAATGTCAGACATGTAATTGTCTAACTTATCCATGAATTCATCTAACTTATCTATTGATAATAGATTGTTTCCATTCATCTTCAGTACCTGAATAACTTAATATAATCAAATCTATGTTATTGTTATTGAGCCAGTTTTCTTTGTCACGATCTCTAGCTTTCGACTTTCTGAAACCTTTTCTGTCTCCATGAAAGTGAGCAACGAATTCAAAATGTTGTCGCCCATGAACTTCTACCGCCAGCGAATGAGACGGTATAAGGAAGTCAACATACAGAGTAGACCTTCTCGATGGCTTGTGAGAACCGGCAAGCGGCACTTCCTCAAGGATTGTATCATACGGAAACTCTTGTCGAAGTAGTTTTCTTGCCAAAATATGCAATTTACTTCGAGGTCTTGTCTGATCCCCTGAAACTACGCACTTTGACAGGTTCCAATTTCTTTCTCGGCCATCAAAACCTACGGCCTTCAAAACAACATTTCCTTTAATGAATTCTGCAAAGCAGGCCAGAGATCGTTCGCGTCAAGGAAGTCTCTTAGTCTTTGTTGTCCTTGAAACTTGACCAGCTTGGTAATTTTTTCTTCATCTTCTTTGTCGATGCCTTCGGATTCTAGTAACTTTTTAATTGGCTTGGTGTCATCAACCAAGAAGTCGCAAGTATACCATGCTCCAGCCGCTGAGATTAAATCAAAGTCATTTGCTTGATCGAACAGTTCTTGCTTGTAATCAATGCCTATACCGTAACGAAGCCAGCCGATAGCTTCAGAGCCTACAAATCCACCAAGAGCAGATGTCACCACCTTCCAGTGAAGGGCTTGGCCAATTTGACGACCATCATTTTTTTCTTTCCATGCCTGAATCCAAGCAATCTCTAAAATAGTATCTGCTTGATAGCGAACCTTCACACCTCCATCAGCAACTTTCTTTTTGCCCATACCGCCAGTATTAGCAATGAAGTGCGTGATCATAATGATGATAGCTTTTTGTTTAGGAACTACACTACTCATTTTCTTGCAGAAGTTAGATAGTATCTTAGGAACTCCCGGCCTATAGTCGCCTCTAACTTCTTCATCTAAATCCTTCTGTGCTATAAAACTAGATATCGAATCAATGATGACAACACAATTAGGATGTGACTTAACAATCTTTTCTACAGCACCTAAGTATTTTTCTGCGCTAAGGGTTTCTCCTTCAGACTGAACAACAGTAATTTTACTAGCCTCTAGGCCATGAACTCCCTCAAAGTTTTTTGTGCTTAATCTTCCTTCTACATTCACATAGAAGATAGGTCTTTCTCCATATTCTTTTTTCTGACAGTTAGCTGCGAACTGTAAAGCGGTTGTAGTTTTACCAGACTTTGGATCTCCAATCATTTGAACCCAAGTCCCTTCACGAAAACCACCTCCAAGAGCATAGTCTAGCGATGGACTGACAGGAATGACCTGCATGTCTTGTAACTCTTCAAAAACATCAGCTCCATTAACCAGAATGTTTCCATACTTTTTCGTAATATTTTTTAATGCCGCATCACTCATTGTCAAAGTCCTCTAGTTCTGATAGTCTACTTTTCTTACCAAAAGGCTTTCTTGGTTTTTCTAAGGTAGTGTCTTTATATTCTATTTCTTTAATTTCTTTGCTGTTTATTTTATCTATCTTTTTTTGCTCAGCCTCTATGATTGGTTCAAGAAACTTAACGCGCAGAGAGTATATTCTTTTGCCTTTATAAGAATTTAAGGCATTGATGATAGCTTTATCGCTATACTTGTTGAGAAGATTGTAAGCCTTTGTTACTTGGCTTTTATATTTCTTTTGCCACTTTTCAGTGTTCCATAAAGCGTATGCTGGTCTACCAACATTCTCTTTTTCTGCTTCTCTTAAACAACATAGCTCTGCTATGTACTGAGCAGCGTTACACGATTGGCCTGTCGTCCGATGCTTGTAACCTTTGTTCATCCAATGCACCCTTCTTAATTATCAAACATTCAGGAGAAGCCTCGTAGGGGTCTCTCTCTTCAAATCTTTCTGGTATTAATTCAGGAAGCCTCCAAGTTCTAACTCTAAGCTTTCCGTTTTCTAATACACCTATATTAAACGTATGGACAGTAAAGTCCCCAAACATCAAAGCTCCTGCTCCTTTGCAGAAGAAGTAGCCATCATAGTTTGAACCAGCATCTTCAATATGAGATCTATTTCTAACCTTCATATTGGTTATATGCAAATCATTTTCTTCGCAATACTGTTTCATTCTTAACCAAGCACTTGCTGGTTCTACGTCTGGCCTACCATCGTCCTGATAAATGACTTCATCATTTGACAGTGTGGCTATCCAAATTGGATTAGAATCAGAGTAAATGCTGATATAAGTATCTAATTCTTTACTTACAAAAACACTCATTTTTCTTTGATCGTGTGAATAATGCCTTCGTATTTGCCGGTATTGACGCGCGTTGTTCTTGTATCGTCTGAACGCTCCGAAGCGGCTGGAGTCATAACTGTAGAACCACGATCATTGTAGCCCATTAGATTGCTGACATCAGAATCTTGTTTGCTACTTGCGATATGACCTGTATCTTTTTCTTCCTCTATTGAGTCAATATATTTATTAACTGCTGATTCAGTTCTGTTCAGGTCATTAGATATATCCGCAATATCCTTGTCGAGATTGTTTTCTATGTAGAATTTTTCTACCTTAGTGAGTTTTCCTGACTTTTTCTTTTTAGACATCAATCATTCCTCTGCTAGCCCAAGTAAAATCATTACGTTGTTTGTTTGTTAAATACTTAACGTAATAGTCAAAAGATTCTTTATTTGTTTTGGTAAACTTAGTGTGAATTGAGTTTATCTTGCTTGCATCCATTCCTTGAGGGTCAAAGAGTGAGTTGCGAAAAGTTTTTACCCAGTAGCTTACCTTTTGGTTTACTGTTGCAATGTAGGCACAAGATTCTTCAACCTTATCTTCTACAATCGTTCCATCTTTGTCATAGAAAGTATACACAACATCTATGTTGTCTACAAATTCTGAAATATCTTCATCAGGCATCAGTCTTCACCATATCCAAAATAAAAGTGTCATTGTTTTCGTCCATCGCTCCAAGACCTAAACCTTCAGCCGGTGCTTGAAAGTAGTCACCTTTCATTTCGATCAGCCAGCTTTGGCCACCACAGTAAGGGCAGTTTACGAGCAATCTACATTTCTTATCAGATTTAGATTTTCTCAAAAGGTTTAATAAAGGCTCTTCGCAATCTGCACAAGTGACCTCTTTGTATTCTAAGTCTTCGACGATAATGATTTCTTTTTCGCTCATTTTTTTCCGTCTTTGATATACTTGGCCTTTTGAGAGGTAGACATTTTGTTTATATCTGAAGAGTTAGCACTTCCAGATTTCTGCCACCAATCCTTAGATTTCTGTTTCTTCAGGTTTCCTTCTTCTTGCTTCGCTCTTTTTTCGCTAAGTTCGTAGCTACCCATCTTAGAGGTATTTCTATCAGCAAGCTGGCCTAAAGTTTTCGCTTCGCCCTTTACGAAGGCCATTGGAACTTGGTTTATTACAATCTTAATATCTGAAGACCCGCAACTTTCACACGGACTTGGCTTCTTGCCGAATCCATGAGATTGCTCGAATTCACAACCACATTCGTTACATAGGTAGTCGTAAGTAGGCATTAGTCGTAAAGTGCATCCAGAATACGAGAAATAATCTTGTTCCTAATTATATCAGCTTCTGTTAATTCAGCAATACCAACACCATCAACTCCTTCAAGCCGTTCGAGGAATTCTTCTAGCCCTCCTCGATCTTTGTTCTGCAAGTCTGTTTGGTCGATGTCGCCATTAATAACAGCTTTTGAATCCCATCCAATTCTAGTTATGAACATTTTTAATTGTTCAAACGTAGCATTTTGAGCTTCATCTAATATCATAAAACAGTTGTGAAAGTTTCTACCTCTCATATACTCCAAAGGAACAACTTCAATTTTTCCTTCTTCTCTATATGATTGAACTCTATTGCTATTCAACCTATATTGCATTTCCTCTAATACAGGAACTAAATATGGATGAATTTTCTCTTCAAAAGTTCCGGGCAAGAAACCCAATCCTCTACCAGACTCAATTACGGGTCTAGTAACAACTATCTTTTCAACTCTTTTATCTAATAAATAATCACAAGCTAAACCAACAGCTACTGCTGTTTTACCAGTACCTGCTGGACCTGTGCAAAAAGTCACATCATTTTCTGATATGATTTTGATGTACTCTGTTTGGTTTTCCGTTTTAGGCTTTAAAGCCTTCCGTCTAGTAGTATATCCTGACTCATTGTTCTTTTTTCTAGCCATACTACTTACCTGTTGAACCAAACCCTCCATCGCCCCTATTTGTAGAGTCTAGTTCTTGAACTACATGTTGTATAAAGTTTGGGGCTTTTTGTATTAACATTTGTGCGATTCTGTCGCCTCTATCTATATGATACGGTTCTTTTGTTGTATTGTGCAGGCAAACTTTTACTTCACCTCTATAACCAGAGTCTATAACTCCTGCGTGTCTATGAACTCCTTTCACTCCCATTGAAGACCTGTCCCATATTAAAGCAACATGTTCTTTAGGAATGGCTATAGCAACACCAGTAGAAACAAGCACGGTGGCTCCAGCGGGTATAGAGATTGTTTCAAAAGCGTATAAATCCCAACCAGCGTCGTTCATATGGCCTTTAGTTGGAGGCTTAGCGGAGTCGTACAATAATTTAGTTTCAAAATATTTATAGCCAAGTTCCATTAATCTATCCAATCTTCCTGTGGTAATTCTATGTCAGGGTTTTGATTGTAGTTTACAAGAAGTTCATCACCCTTTTTTATGGATGTTATACTTTCAAGTCTAATCCTGTTGCCTGTCTTGCTGACTTTGCAGTTGGGTTTGGTGCTATGATTGTACATACAATTAGGCTTTAGGTTTATATAACTATTAGCCATGTTGCTCCAAATATGTGTGTCATGAATAAAAGTCCTATTTGCAATATCTTCTTTAGCAAACAGTCCCAATCCATGAATTGGAGAATCATCTTGGTAAACTAGTTTGCTTATTTCGCCTTTTGCTGAGTATTCCTCTATTAGCTTACTCTTCATATTAAAAATCGTCCTCTATGTTTCCTACTGCATATTCAGTTACGCGAGTTTCAAAAAAGTTCTTACATTTTTCCAAGTCAATTATTTCACTCATCCACGGAAATGGATTTTTGGTGTCTTCATAAGGACTCGGTAAATTTAGATTTTCTAGTCTTCTATTCGCTATGAATTGAACATAGTCAATAAACATTTCAGAGTTCAATCCTAGAATACCATTTGGAAGAACGTCTCTTGCGTAGGCAAGTTCAAGCTCCATAGCTTTGTCTATATGTTCTAAAGTCTCTTTTTCAAATGCTTTAGTCCAAACTTTTGGATTATCTTCTCTGATTCTGTTAATCAAATTAGTTCCAAATTTGATATGTAGACTTTCATCACGAAGTGTGTATTGAATTTGTTCTCCAATTCCCGGCAGCTTGTTTTGTCTATTAAAAGAAAGTAGCATTGCAAAACCGGAAAAGAAAAATATACCTTCGCAGATAATGTAGTAAGTAATAATGTTTCTTAAGAATTCTCTCTTGCCTTCTAGCGTATTGATGTTGAAGTCTGGACGATTGATATCTGTGCAGATGTTCATCAAGAACTCATCTTTAGACTTTATGCTAGGTATTGAGTTATAAGCTTGGTAAACTTCGCCAATCTTTAAACCAAGAGAATCACAGCAATAAACTACTGTTAGATTATGCAGACTTTCTTCATACGCTTGTCTAAGAATGTATTGGCGACATTCAGGATCTGTCACATACTTGAATATGCTAAGCAAAAGGTTGTTAGCCACTAAGGACTCTGATCCTGCAAAGAAACCAAGAGACCTTTTGACTACTAGTTTTTCATCAGTAGTCAACGAGTCAGATCGCCATTGTTCAATGTCTTTAGCCATTGAGATTTCTGTTGGCATCCAATTATTTGCGGCTCCATCAATGAACAAATCCCATGCCCATTTGTTTGTATGGGGAAGTATTTGATTAACTACCGCAACTTTATCTGAAATTATTTCTTTAGTCTTCTTCATTACTGACAACTCTCACAATCTGGATCATCTAATGCGCAGGCTTTAATCTGGCTCAAATCTTCTTCAGGTAATGCTTCCTCTTTAGGAGCGTCAACAGTAGATTTTTCGAGTCTTGTTGCTGCCTTGCTTCTCAAATAATATGTTGTTTTTAATCCTTGTTCCCAAGCGTGCATATACATGTCGTTGAGATATTTTAAACTTGTGCCTTTGTTATATAGATTCAGAGACTCTCCCATGTCTATCCACTTTTGTCTCTCGGCGGCAGCGTCTATGAGAATTGTTGCTTCTATATCAAATGCGCTTTTGAATTCTCTTTGTATTTCTTCATCTAAGTTTATAGACAAGACATCGCCATCTGCTGCCTTCAGAGCTTCAATTAAGTCTTTTCCCCATATACCCTTCTTCTTTGCGGCTTCTACAAAGTGTTCATTAATCATAGTAAATTCACCGCTTAATGTTGAGTAAACAAAAAGCACTGAATAATCAGGCTCAATAGATTGAGAGCATCCCTGTATATAAGAAATTGTTGCAGTAGGAGCGATAGCCATAACATTTGAGTTTCTCATTCCATACTCAGCTATATGGCTTCTAACCTTATCCCAATCCATTTTTTCAAAATCAGATGGTTTGTAATGGTTATCTTTACCACTCTTTAAGTGTTCTGGGTGTCTCTCGTTCATCAATCGACAATAAGTGTCGATAGGCAAATTACCAAAACTCCACTCAGAACCTTCATAAGATTCGTAGTGTCCTCGCTCCTTCGCTAGCTTAGAAGAAGTAAGAATAGCATGGTAAGAGATGAATTCTTGTATCTTGCCACAGAGAACAACAGCGTCTTGGGAGTTGTAAACAACTCCTAGCTTATGTAGCAAGCCGTGAGTACCCATAATACCTAAGCCAATAGGACGATTTCGCAGGTTAGACTTGGCGGCTTCTTTGGTTGGATAGAAATTGAGATCAATAACATTATCCAATCCTCTGACTGCCACCTCTACTGTTCGTTGCAATTTCTTCCAATCAATAGTGCGAACCTTAATATGGTTTTCAAGATTGATAGAAGCCAGATTACAAACAGCAGTCTCTCCTACTTCAACAACTTCACCATCTTCATACAGAGTTGGCTTTGTATGAAGAAGTATTTCTGTACACAAGTTGGAAGAATGAACAACGCCTTCATGCTTATTGCTATAGCGAATATTAGAAGGGTCTTTAAAAGTAACCCATGGATGCCCTGTTTCGTAAAGAGACTTTAGCATCTTCTTCCATAAATCTTTGGCGTTTATAACACGGAAGTTTTTGATCTCTCCCTCTTTCGCCATTTTTTTATATTTGTTATAAGTTCTGGTAAATTTTCTGCCATATGTTTCATGCAGGTCAGGACATTCGGATGGATCAAATAAATACCAGTCCCTTCCTTTCTGAGCCGCTAGCATGAACTCATCACAAATCCATAATGCAGTATTCATATCATGACAACGACGACGATCATCACCTGTATTTTTTCTAAGGTCTAAAAAATCTTCAACGTCAAGATGCCACACTTCTAGGTAAGCGCATCCAGCACCTTTTCGTTTACCGCCTTGATTAACCCCGACAAGAGTATCATTAAATATCTTCAACCAAGGAATTAATCCAGAAGACTGACCATTTGTTCCCTTAATATAAGAACCAGTAGAACGAACAGAACTCCAATCTACACCAAGACCTCCAGCATACTTTGAAAGTCTAGCCTGACCGTGAATGGTTCCAAAGATACCATCAATAGAGTCATCTACTGTACTTAAATAACAGGACGATAATTGAGAGTGGCAAGTTCCACTATTGAAAAGAGTAGGAGTAGAAGGTGAGTATCTAAACTCAGACATCATGTTGTATATTTCAATGGCTCTTTCTTCTTTATTTTCTTCATTCAAACAAAGACCCATTGCGACCCGCATATAGAACGCTTGTGGAGTTTCCATACGACGACCTTCTTTGTGTATGAAGTATCTATCGTAAAGAGTTTGTATTCCTAAATACTTAAAATTCCTATCTCTATCTATACATAGATTTTCGCTCAAGAATTCCAGATCATAGCTAAGCATTGATTCACTGAGTCGGTCTTCTCTTACAAGAGCCTTTATATGTTTTATAAAGCAGGATTTATATTCGTCTTGAAAATCACCATTGACGCTCTTACCAAAAACTTCCTTATATAAACTAGAAAGCAGTAAGTTTGTAGCTACATAATTGTAGTTCGGCTCTTGTTCTATCTTGGAACGAGCCGACATTATAAGAGCAGTATCTATTTCAGATGTCGTGATTTTATTGTAGAGCTGTAGACTTGCATCCAAGACGACTTCGCTAACAGATACATCAGTAAGGCCATCACAGGCTCTTTCTACGCATTTGTTAATCTTGTCTAAGTTTATCTGTTCTAATCGTCCGTTGCGCTTCTTAACCTTAATATCTGATGTCATAATCTATCCGTTATACGCCTCTTACAAAAAATAGAGCGACACTTGTGAACCAAGCGATTTGTTAGAGGAAACTTACTAAAATATTTTATTAAACTACTCACTTGGTGCGACAAGGGCTTGTTGAGTTTGTGTCGCTCTAGCTCTCCACTTGTAGGAAGCTCTTTATAACCCAACAAGGTATTATACACGATTTCAGCTAGGCCAGTTTTTAATTTCCTAAAGAGGCTGTAAGTTTGTTCAAGTAAGACCTACTTGGGCTGAACCAGATTTTAGCTCTTAGATGACTTCTTTTTCTTCTCTTGAAGGACATAATCTGGATGCACCCAAATGGGGGTTTTCCCCCTATAGTAAGCAACCATTTTAAAGAAGCCGTTTTGCTTCGGCAATACCCAAGCGTGGGTATTTTTTGAAATTTCCATCTTTTTCGCTAGGTTTTTTTCTGCGATATTCTCGTCTAATTTCATTGAATGATCTCCAAGCCGTGTATGGCGTGCCTCATGTCTTTCTCTAATTTTATTTCTTTTTCAAAAGTCCTTGTCGGAATATCAAAAACCATTATCCTAGCTGGCGTTGAACCGATGATTAACTTATCTCCATACCTAACAAGTCCACGATTCCAGTTGTTGGCTGCGATTGAATCAATATGGTATGTGGCTCTTTTGGCTGCTGGAACTTTATGAATTTCAAAATCTTCGCCTTCCTTTGATATACCAATAGCGCTAAAACTAGTCAGGTTAGCAATAAAACAATCATCGTATTTGTAGAAGTTGTGAACAAAGCTGTAAACCGAAGGAAAGCCATGAGCGTTCATTGAAGGACTACCGCAAACAGAATCCATTGTCTCAAAGTCATAAAGAGGAGTGAGCAAACCAGAGACAAAAACCTTTCCATCATTAATACAAACAGAATTGATGTGGTAGTTGTCGTCTTCTTGTTTTTCTTCCTGTCTTATTTGCTTCTTCCCTGTCAATAGTTTTGAATTTTCTAAGCTCTTCCCTTGAAAATCCCAGAAATCAACAACATTAAAATCTAAATCGACTTTTGCTAACGCATCATAAGCAGTAGAAGTGACCCACAAGTGATCGTCGTGAAAAGCAATTTCGTGAATACTTTTAAAGTAGTCTTTATTTTGATGTGTTCTTTTTATCTCGTAAGTGTTTTTATCTAATTCGATAAAGCCAGCAGAATCAGAAACGATAATGCGGTCAGGAAGAACACAAATGCCGCGAAGACCTCTTTCTCCTCCACGCTCATTATCGTTGACAAAATCCATTTCATAAGGAGCATAATGTACGACCTCTTCCGAATCTATATCTATGACATACAATCCTCCATGTATGTCTCCTTGTTTAGCAGCTCTAATGACTGTAGTACAAATGATTTTCACGTTTAAATCTCGTTATAAATTCTTGGTATGGTTTAGAGATATGTGTAAAGTTAAAAAAGTCATAATCAATTATAGAGCCATTTACATACCTATCATTCAGTCCGAAATCGGTTGTTCCAAAATCAGAGCCTGTTGTATCAGAAACTTTCTTTGCCGAGTTGTTAATGCAGATACTATACTCTGGACAGGCCATTGTTGGAGGTATCAGTCCACCAAAGGCTCCCATGTATAAATTGTCTTGAAGATTTTTTTCAAAGTCATCTAGCTCTTTTATCACTGTTTCATTGACTATGAATTTAAGCATCTTTGTAGTGTATATATGTCCATTGTGGGAAAATGGCATAGCAAAATTAGTATATGGTTTTATCTTCGTCGCATCCCACAATAAAAACTTGTCTAAAACAAACTCACCTTCTTGCGGTTTATTAATAAAGAAGTTGTTTGCGCTGTATGGATTTTGTACGACTGTATTGTTTCCCAGTCTTAGAGACAAAGCTGTGACTTGATTTGTTCTAAACAGCTTTATGACTTTCTTATAGGAAGCCAATCTGTCGAAGACTATGTTTTCATCATTGAATACGCAAGATAAATCTCTAGAGTCTGGAGTGTGATTAAGAATATCTACACTGAGATTTTCGGATTCTCTTTCAAACCATTTGATTGGAAAGTTCAATCCAAATCTATCTTTTGCGGAATAGAAAGTCTTTAGCTTCTCATAGCCTTGTTCATAAACATTGTTGGTTGTTTCATATATAACCCTTATGTCAAAGAGATTTGGGGTATTTCTCTGAAGGCTTTCTATTAATAGGTGAAGCTGCGGAGCCTTATCCTTAGATAGTATTATTGCGTTGATCATTTTACTAGTAGTGAGTCTTTAGAAACAAAAGTGACTTTCAAGTTCTCTTTGTGCCACTCAATTGTTTCTTTTAACCCTTCCTGAATACTTGTTTGTGGAGACCAACCAATTTCTTTTTTGATTAGAGATATGTCTAAAAATGTTCTTTCTTTTATGTCTAGCTTTGTCTCTTCCCAGATTATCTCTTTTTCGTATTCGTAAAGTTCTGCTACTAATTCATGGAGTTCTTTGATCCTTATATCGTCTCCTTGAGAGACATTAAATGTATTTGGCTCATCAGCGTATTCTATTGCGTGCTGAATTGCTCTTACGGCGTCATCAACGTATAGAAAGTCTCTTGTGCATTTGCTTGAGCCTTGAACTGGAAGGTCGTATCCGTGTTCTTTTGCTGATGCTATATTCGTTATTACGGATTCTATAACAGAGTTTCTATTGGGATTAAATCTACTATTTGGCCCATAGACTTCTGGGAATATAAGGTTAATACCAATGAAGTCTTCGTATTGAGTGCTATAAGCCATGTTTAATTCCATAGCAGCTTTAGCCGCAGTACCATAATACCTTTGCGTCCAGAAAGGCGCACCTTCCCAAAGTTCAGACTCTTTGTGTGGCAGTATTTGATGCTCTGGATAACAGCAAGAATCCCAAACCATTATGAATTTCTTGCAACCGTTCATTCTGGCTTCTTCCATGACTTTAGCAGTCACGAATATATTTTCAAACATCAACGATGCTGGATACTCTAAGCAGTTCTCCTTTGTAGGGAATCTAGTTGCTAAGTGAACAACTATTTCTGGATTGACATTAAAAGCCCAGCCTAGAGTTGAGTCTAGACCTAAATCAATTCCGCTTCTTGATCCAGCCAAAGAAAACACATTGTCAAAACCAGATTCAGCTAGGTAAGCTCCTAGCTTTTTACCTATCCACCCTTGACCGCCAGTCACTAGTATTTTAGATGATCTATCCATTAAACTCGTCTAAAAATTCAACTAAGTCGCTTGAGTTCATATTGTTCGCTCTTTTCTTGATATTGTGATCTTCGTCCATTATCACAACTGTCGGATACTTTTCTATTTCAAATTCATCCACTAAGTATCTATTCTGCGGCCTGCTACAAACAACAAAAGCAGGCTTCCCTCCATGAAATCTTTGAGCTGATTTCAATACTGTGTTGTCTGTCCATACGTTGTCCTTCATTTGTTTACAGTGAGGACACCATTCTGCAATGAATACTACAATTTGATGTTTTGAGACGCTCATCGTTTAACTACCTAAAAAACTAAGTGTTCCATTTACATCCATAGTGCTACCAGCTTTTATGGGAGTCCCTTCTTCGTCAACTATATATATAGTTGGAACTGCTTGAACCCTGTAAGCGCGTGCTATACCGTGAGCATTTGGGTCATCTATATCTAGAAAATTTACAGAGCTAAATGATTCTAGTTTTTTCTCAACATTTGGATCACTCCAAACATGAGCCTTCATCATTCTGCAAGGGCCACACCATTTTGCCGAAAATACTAAGAGATGTTTTTCTTTTGGTTCCATAATACTATCCAATAAAAAAGCAACAGCCCACCTACAAGGGTGCGAAAGGTGAGAATAATGGGAATAGGTGGACTATTGCGATTTGTTTATTCTTATTCGCCTTCAGATGTAGATGTAACTCTCAGAGAATCTCCAAGAATCCATGCTACAGCAAGTGCGACGATTCTATTTGTTGTTTCTGAATCTACCCCAAGAGTTTCCTGAGCTACTACTACGACGACACCACCAACGGCAGTCCAAAAACGACGACTTTTGAGTAAGGCTTTTACCTTTTCCATAACTCTTTTCCTTAATAAAAAATTAGAAGAAGCCTTTAATCTTCTCCAAAATGCCTCCTCCGCCACCAAAGCTAAATCCGCCTTTGAAAATGACTAAGTAGGCTACTATCGCAGCTGCTATGATTAAAAACAACCACTTCCTTTTGGCTGCAACAGCGTAGATTTTCTCTTTTACAGCATTGATTTTTTCAAGTCTGTAATCCCTTTTACTTTCTTTCTTTTCTACTTTGTCGTCTTTTTTTTCAGACTTAATCTGATGTCTTTGACGACGTTTCTCTAAGATAGATTGTAGTCTATTATTATTTGCCATGTTACCACATTTTACAAGACCAATATCTTGCCTTCCATTTAGGGCCGGGATTATCGCAGTTGTGTCTAGCTCTAAAGCTTTTACGTCTAGCAGGATCGTTTTTCTTAATTTTCATGTTAGGGTCTCCGAAGTTTACTTTAACCACATTACCCTTTTCGTTTTTTACATAAACAGAACGTTTCTTTGGCCCATCTGGTGTTAGGAATGGTTTGTTTAATGTAACCTTTCTTCCTTGATACTCAGCGGCTTCTGACTCTTCTGCTACTCCCTTATAGATTAAATTTGTTCCATTTTTTCTATAAGTTCCTCTTCGTGAGTATATAAAAATTTCACCAGTTTTTGGATTTTCATATTTATAATCCGCCTCTGTTTCTCCTGCATTAATTTTTTCACAAGAACCCGGCTCACCTTTCTTAGTGTTAGGAACTCTTTGATAGCCCTCCCAGCAAGCACCAGTTTTTGCATCACTTATAGTAGGATCATTATCTGCTTTACTTGATCCAATTTTTCTACAAGAACCCGGTTCTCCTTTTTTTGTATTAGGTACTCTTTCATAACCTTGCCAGCAAGCTCCAGTTTTTGCATCACTAGTAGTTGCTTGGTCAGCGTATTGTTTTAATGCTTCTATGTATTTTTTCATTTTTTCTTGCCCCATCCTTCTAGGATAAAACGTAAGGAGTTTCTGCCAAGTATATTGGCTATTGTTTCATTTGAATATTTATCCTCACCAACACCTGATCTAAAACATTTTAGATATCTAGTTAATCTAGGAAGTTCAGAAATGTCTGTTATCTCATCTGGTGGATCAGTGAATCCATCGAAATCAGTCCCTATAGCCAAGACTTCATCGCCAGCTACATTTATTATATGGTCTATTGTTTTTTCTATGTACTTCAAGCCCAGACCTGTATCTATAGGGCTAAGCCAGTAATTCATAAATATTATGCCTATCAAACAATTATGATCTGCCAACCATTTTATTTCCCAGTCTTCCAAATTCAAAGGGTCTGGATTAACAGAAAATGCACCGATATGGCTAGCCACAACTTTTGATAAGTCATTTCCTACTATATCATACACTTCAGAACGGGCTTTGGGCGTGCAATGGGTTATATCTATTATCATACCCATGTCTTTCATCGCTTCTACAACCTTTTTGCCTATAGAAGTTAGACCTTTATTCATATCCCAGCCTGCCATCAAGTTCTTCCAGTTACTTTTCTTAATCCCATATTCTGGATATGGAAATACAGGAGACACTAAATGATTTGGATAAAAATGAGCAAGAGTAAGATAAGCCACGCCTCTGTCGTAAAAATGCTCAAGGTTTTTCAGCAATTCGTTTTCAATGAGTGGTTTCAAGGCAGTGGATTCTTCTACTCTTTTCTTTGCTAGCTCTCCATTAAGTGAATGACCTCCTTCAACAGAATGAATCATGGCTATGTCACTATTAACAATAGCATCTTCTAATTCTTTGATGCTTTTTACAAACTTAAATTTGCTGTCAGAATCTAAAATCAGAGAAACATCATTGTACAATTCTACTTCTTCTTCCATGCGATCCATCATCGCATTAGTTGCATCAAAGTAAGTTGGTTGAAAGACTCTTTTGTTTACTGATGGATACAACCATTTCAAAAACTTAATTAGCTTTTGATCGTCCACCCATTCTATTTCAGGTATATAGGAAGTCGAAAGAACTACGTTTAATCCTCCTTCTTCCATCTTTGGTAAAGTGTTTCTTTCACTCAAAGGCCAGAAAGACCTTTTGAATAATTTAGTCAAGAACCTAGAATCTTTACCGTCAAGAGAACGGTCGAACAAGAAATTTTTAAGTGTGCCGTGATTGTGCCAATCGAATACGATGGCTTGATCGTGAATGTCTTGCCAGTTCATCTAAATAACCCCACTAGCCACGATAGAAACGCTTGAACCTGACGGATTGTGTTCTTGATAAAATTGCGGAAAGGGCATTACGGACACCTTCAAGTCCGTTGGGTTTTCATCAATAGCAATACTTTGTAGTTCTATAACATTTGAAGCTACAACTTCAGATGCAAAGTTATCAGTTTTGGCTTCGACAGTGTAATGTATTCTTGTCGGTTCTTCTAAAAGATTTCCTTTTTCATCCCAAGCTGGCACGAAAAATTCATGATCTCTGACCCAACGATCAAAAATCTCTTTGCCTTTTCTTATACCGTTGACATAAATTTTAAATTCTTGGCTTGTCACATTTATATCAAGGTTCTCGATTGGTCGCCATTCTGCTCTAATTTTTGGATATTTCATTCTCTTTTCTCCATGAACTCATGTCTGAATTCTTTTTTTATTAGTTTAAGATTTCTACGTTCAACGTCGTAGTTTGTGTGGCTTGTCTTTATGCTATCGCATATAACCCGTAAGTAAGTGTCACTATTCATGTCATAGAAAGTAAAATGCCACTTACCATTAATAAAATGCCATCTTACGTTTTGCTTGTTACTCCATCCTTCTTTTAGTACAACATAATCCCTTATAACAAAACTAGAAGTCATTTTGTATTCATCAGTCAGCTTGCCTTCTTCGTTCCTGACCGGCAGTAAAACGTCATACCTAAAAGACCAGAAAATGGCCTGCTTCATATAGCAGACCACTCTCTCGTCTATTTCGTCATACCTGTAAACATGATTAATTTCTACATAGTCACAGTATTCAACTACTTCTACTTCATAGTTATCAGGTGCAGACAGGGCAGGCGCAACCAGTGTCGCAGACACAATCGCCATCATCAATATCGCACTTACAAGCCTCTTCACAATCTTCACAACTTTCTGGAATATTAACTTCAATGGGATCAGATCCCGGAACGTCTATAATAATTCCATCAAGTCCTCCGTTTTGCCAAATAGCAAGTGCTAGCGCCATAATTATTGACACTATTGCCATGATTCCCTTTTTGCTTTTCATTGCTTCTTTCATTTTATTTCTCCAAAAAAAATAGAGGACGCAACGCTTGGCTGCGTCCTCTCAACTAACTATTTATCATCTAGTTTTTTGTCAATTCTTTCCAAAATATCAGCAATCCTTCTTTGGTCGTTAACGATCTTAGTCATTACGTGCTGCATATTACGTTGAATTTCAGCCCAACTTCTAGGAACGTAAACTAAAGGAGTGCCATCGGTATCGCACTTTTCGTGCAGGTCATGTAATCCTTGTAACCAACCTCTTTCTTCACCTGTCAAAATTGATCCCTTACTAGAGTTTTTGTTAATCAACATCTCGATTACCTTTATCAATCCCATAGTGACCGCTATAACTGCGGCAAGTGCTGGCATTTCTGGACTCATGATACACCTCAAATAGAACTAAAATTAACCACCAGTGATAGCGCTATAATCCATCATATTTTCAGCACCAGTTCCGTCACCGCTTACGCTAGTGCCGTCAAAGTCTGTGAAGTTAGATAGGATATAGAATTCACCCGGAGTTGACCTAGTTGGAGATGCAGCATCATCAATCGCAGCAGTAGAACCATCTTTCTGCACGAAGTTAAACGCTGTTCCAGCATTAGTTCCTTTAACTAAAGTACCAGTGAGAATATCGAATGTTCGATCTGCCCAAGTACCTTGTTGTACACTCTTAACAATCTTATGGATATTTCCATTAGGACGAGAAGTAGTATCAGAACCATTGACTTCAATCGGATTGAATGAAGCAACTCCGCCAACTTGGTTACCTACTCCACCTCTCATAATGAAACCAGTATTGGTTGCAGTACGAACTGTTGGGAAGTAAGCAATAGTTCCATCGGATTTAGCTTCATTAGTCCAATCGCTATCAATAACCATTGCACCACTTTGCTTCAAGCCTCTGACAGTATCAATAGGAGATTTTGCTTGAAACTTGCTACCAGAAATATTACCGCCGTTAAGAATAGTTCCCTTGTCAGGGTTGTATCCGTTACCAGATACAGATTCTTGTTTATGTGTGCTTACAGCCATTTTTTAAGCCTTTCTATAATATGACTATTTACACAGATCCTTTTTGTCCAACAATAAAGTCCAGTCCCTATATATATTATACACCATCAAATTATGTCGCTTATTACTTTAGCAGACATTATTCTAAGGGCATGAATATCTATGTCTTTAAACAGGTCTACATGAGACCTATCAAACGCTCTCACGCAAGGCGTTACTAAGCAGCCTGTTTTTTTTGCTATTTCATAGGAAATAATAGCGTTGTCAGTAATATCATCTACTAAAAACCCAGTTGAATTTATTATGTTTGTGATGCCTTGAGAAGATAGTAGTTCACAAATCAATAAGACTGTGTCAACTGGAAACAGCCTATATTCAATAATTGCACGCATTTCTACATTGTTTTGATCGCAGACCGCTCTGCAAGACTTGATGTCATCTTTTATCTTTCGCCAGTTTTTTTCTTTCACATAACTGTTATTTATCACTAAATCTATAAAAGAAGCTCCTTGTCTGGCCGCTAATATGATTTCGTGGACTCTAACTTGAGTGCTACTAAGACCATATGGGAAGTCGATGGCCGCAGAGAATTTCTGGTGGGATAAGAACTCAGACACCCTAGACATAAAACCTGAAGGGATTGCTATACAGCTAACGTCTTTCTCTGTTCCTACAAATATTGTTTCCAGAATATCTTTATAGGTAGAGTCTTGGTTGTAACAAGCTAATTCAGTAAGCAATTTTAGACTCCTGTGAATAATCCCAGATATCGTCTATTACTTTTAACTTTTTAGCCTCTTGTGGGCTAAGCCAAAGCCCATGCTGTATTTCAGACCTGAACTTTTGAATTGATGGCTTTGTTTTTTTGCCGCAGTTCCTTGCTACTTTGCTGATAATATCATCGTATTTTCCATCGGTATAAGAAGTATAGGCTCTCTGATTAGCTATGTAATCCATATCTAAATCAAAGAGTATTGGATGAAGCATTATCGTAGAGTTTTCGGTTGCGTATCTGTGCGAACCGAATGTAAGCAGGTACGCTGCGGCTGAATAAGATTTTCCAAAAGATATTGTGTTTACTTCTAAACCACTATTTTTAGCGCCGTTAATTTCATCAATCATAGCGCAAGCAGAATCGACATCACCCCCTTCAGAATTTATATAGATATAAGCGACAGATGCTTTCTTCATTAATAAATGCCTAAGAGAAAGCGTAAGTTTTTCTTCGGTCTCTTCGTCTATCTCTCCTCGAATAAAAATTCTTCCAGATTCAAGCAAAAAATCTTCGCTCAATTCTGAAATCTTTTTATTCATCTTTTTTTCCCCACTCTTGTAAAGCTTCTAGAAATAAATCAAGATCTATTTCAAATTCAACTTCTCCATCTTCATCAATAAAAACTTCAACTCCACTATCTTCTTCTTGTGATAGCTGCTGAAGCTTATAGAAGAAACTACTCATTGTTTAATATTAAACCACCAAATTTATTTTTTTGAATATTATAGGACTTTAAGCTATTCAAATAATCTTTATCGTTTTCTTTATTTGTACTGCTGTAAAGTATATCTCCTTCACGAGAAACGAAAATAGTCCAAAATTTATCCTCAGAGACAATGTCCCTTATCATTTTTACGGTTTCTGTTACGTCTTCGTCCATTTCAAATGGATCGCATAATGCTTCTTCTATAGATTTTCTAACGTCAGAAAAATTAAAAAGCTTGCCTAAGCCAATAAAAAACCTATACCTAGACATCACATTTAGAAGCTCTACGCCTTCTATTTCTTCTACTTTAGACTGAACAGACTTTGTTATATCGAAGTTCGTATGTCCCATCCAACAATCAAATTGGTTCATGACATTCATTTTGTCATGGAGTTGGTACATACCCATTGGCGTAGTGACGAGCGATGGTATTTTATCTAAGAAGGACAAGGCATCTTCTGCCATTTCCTGATCTTCTTCGTCTTCGTACTGTTCGTAGAAATCTTCAACGATTTCTTGTTCTATTACGTCCTCATCCCATCGTTCCCAAGCTATTTTTTTATCTATCATAATACAGCTCCGAGGAAAAAACGTTCTTAGTTATTATACACTTTTAAGGATTATTCTCCTTCAGGATGGTAATACCTACATCTGTTGGTTTAACTACGACTTCATCATCTAAAGATTCGGTCTTTTCTTGTAGTTTTTCTGACAATTCAACAAAAGCACCCATTCTATACAGCGTTAATTTAGCCCCAAAAGCCTCAAAGTCCTCAGTTTTACCTGCTTTTTCGCATTCTGATTCAATGAATTCTAATACATCTTCTATTAGCTTACCGCTGCTAGATTCAAAAAGCAAAGAGGCAAAAAGACCATCTGCGTTTTTATCTACCTCATTATCCCACTTGAAATCAACGAATATATTACCTTTATCATCTAGGTAATACTTTAGATAAGCTGGAGATTTTTTTTCTAGCTTTCTTTTTGCAAAGAAACGTTTTATAGCTTTTAACATATTAAAAATACTTACTTAACACTTCCAACCTGTCTTCTGCATCCACTAAAGCATCTAATGCTTCATCTAAATTTTTGTAGAAGTCTTCTGTGGAGTGATCTCCTATGCCGACAGATTTATCTAATAAAAGACCAAGAGATCCAAGAGCCTTATCTCTCTCTGACTCTGCTTTTTGTTTTAAATAATTTATGAAATGTACTTTTGGTGCTGGCATTATCTACATCTCCTCAAATAAAATTTTAATTTCATTATGTGACCAATTCACATTTTGAAAGGCATACTGCATCTTGTCCCAAGATATAACCTCGTCATTCAGGTACTTTTCATTCAGCTCTTCTTCAGAATGATAAAACATCTGACCTGAAATAAGAGGAGGGTCTTGAACACAATTACATGGAATACTAAACAGTATACTTTGATGGTAGGATGCCATACTCGGCCTATCTACTTCTTTTCTAGACTTTCCTGCAATAACGCCTTCCCATTGACGAAGATAATCAAACTTATGACTGTTTGATAATTCAGCAAGCTCTTTAGTTCTAAATATATGACCATCTAAAGATATTGGATAGCCAAAATTTAAAGTAGAGTCCCACTCTTTCCAGTTCCATTTTATAACGACTGGATTGAAATCATACTTCTTGAGCTTTACTTCTCCATGCCTGTCTGGGTCTAGATAGTTTTGTACGGTTGTGTTTAATCCAAGCCTCATGGAAAAACAAAACACATCATCTGTCATCATGCTTTCGACAAATTCGGGATTTGTAGAAACTCTTTTGTAAATTACACAGTCATCCACTATTCCGCAAATATATTCAGACTCGCATGAATTCAAATATCCTAGAAAGTCTTCTACGAAGTCAACTTCTTCTTGCCACACAATGTTTGGCAGTATCTCTTCCGACTTTAGCTTTTCATAACCTTTAGCAAAGTCTTCTGTAGATGAAGTGTAGATCACCCTGATTTCATTAAAGAATGAGGGCATATTGTAATGTATGCTCTCAAGTAGAAATCTTAGTTGTGAAGCTCTATCCTTTGATAGTATCAGTCCATTTATCATCTAAGTTTTCCTTAATGTTTTCCCAGCAGATTCTTGCCACTCTCATTGCGGCTTCGTTATCGCTAGGATAATGGACTCCTTGTAACATTCTAGCCGTACCTACCATTGCGGCAGCTTCATAGAATCCAGTTTTATGTTCTGGATAAATATCAGATAGAATCTCAGCGTACAATGCACCTTCTGTTTGATGTCCACTAGGATACGCTGGAGTTTGATGAGTTGAAGTTTGTATTACTGAAATAACAAATCCTAGATGCGGAGCAACTTGAAATGGCCTCGCTCTTCTATGTAAGTATTTCAACTTTAACCATACTGGATAAACATTTTCTAAAGCTAAATCCACGAGTTCTTTCGGAAACTCAATGTTGTTTCTTTTTAAATAAGGCATGAAAGCATTGACTGGTTCTTTGTCTACTTCCATTACAAGGTCGAATTGTTCTTGTGTCAGATTGCGGGTTACACGCTCGACCTCTTTTAGCTCTAGTCTAGTAATTTCGCTAGAATTTTTTGGAGGAGGAGGTAATATCTCTCTCCAGTCTATGGTTACGAGCGGATGCTCTTTTGCCATATAGTTTTTGTCTCTCTCGTTTGGAGAACCTTCATACTGAATAGAGTCAACTTCTTCTGATCCTCCAGCCGCATTAATTATATGAATCATTCTTCTTCCAATCTTTCAATTATCTTTTTGGCTGAATTTTCCCAGCTAAACTTTTTGGCAGTATCTACTCCTGCTTGGTTTATGTTGAGTGCGTCCTTCTTTTTCTTTTCGTGGACTTCTCTCATGAGTTCTGCCAACTTAGATATTTCTTTATCTCCGATCTTAGCCCATTGGCCTTGACCTCTAAACCATTTTCCGTCATGAGCGTCTTCAAGCTCCTCAGTTTCGACCAACATGCAGTTATCTTCATTACAGAATTCTGTATGAGAAGAATAGTTAGTTGCTATAACTTGCTTTCCACAAGACATCATTTCTAATAGTTCTAAATTCCAACCCTCAGCTTTTGATGGAAATACACCGCAATCTGTTTGGCTCATGATGTTGTAGACATCTTGCTGTGATTGTTGTCTTGGTATAACACGAACTTTGTCTCCTAGCTTTGATGTGCGATATAATCTTTCCCATTTGAAGTTTTCTTCTTCGTTGTAGAAAGGATTGTCACACATCATCCATAGTTCAACATCATCGTCTTCGTTAAATGCTTCGTTGAAAGCCTTGACTAGGACATCATGCCCTTTTCTCACTTCCCACTTTCCGCAGTTGTAGAATATCGTTTCTGGTCTGTGAGAAACCGATTCACGAAAAATGGAACGATCAACTCCTAGAGGTATCACAGATGTTTTCTCATTCATGTGATCCTCACCATTGATAGATTTAAGTTGGTCTACGAGTATAGATTTTGACCACTCAGACGTTACAAACCATTTATCCAAGTAAGCAAGGTGGTGCTTCTCAAGATCTGTAAATTTATCAAGCTCAAAAATGGGAAACCCATATTTTTCGCCTCTGCCCACGAATTGGGTCATATCGTGCTGATGCCAGACTCTGATAGAAGGAGCGTTCCAATCAGGCATACGGGAGTTTGAAATCATCTGTTTCAAATCCTCATGGTACTGCTCAGGGGCTTCTACATTGCCTATAACAAACAAAGCTACCGTTTGCTTTAAGTCGCTCAAGGCTTTAGATAGGTTTAATCCGGTCACTCCGTAACCCAACTGGTTAATCGGACACGAAAGGTTGATGTTGTGTGTTGAATTTAGAAATCCCATTTACTTCTTTTTCCTTCTTTCAATAACTTTTTTCTCTTCTAGCTTGAGTACCCACAAGAATGTAAACGCAATCGTTAATTCTATAGCCCAAGCGGTTAGACCAGCGTACAGACCAGTCATATGCTCACCCTTATAATAAATTCCGAGAAGATTCTATAAGATTTTTCCAGTAGTCTAGCTTTATTTTATCCATATCGTAACTGCTTTTCATAATTATTTCAAGGTTTTCTTGCAGTAACTTAGGGTGTACTTCATTCCAAGAGTTTACTCTAACATGAGGAAGACCGTGTAGGTAGTCATATGCTGGCTGATTGGAGACTATAGGTATTGATCCACAATACAAGCACTCCATGATTCTATAACAGTCTACACCATTACCTTCAGGACACAGAGTAAATACATGATTTTTTAAGTCTTCTAAATAATCTAAGTAGGGTTTTGGTTGTCTAACTATATTAACCCATTCAGGATTTGCGTTGATGAATCCACTCTTAAGATTTGCTCTTTCAATGGTATTATCTTGCCAATTCAAATACACCCAGTTGGAACTTCCTGATTTGACTTTTGAAATCTTGTCAGTCAAAATTCCCCGATCAAAATTCCAAATCTGGTTAGATACCGTAGAACAAACGTCTTTCGGAGCGTCTTTGCCAACACCCAAAGGAATACTGGTTACTCTTCGATCCCTCGTCATTGTATTAACAAGAAACCACTTTACTACATTGTCTGGAATCTCTGGCAAAGTAGAGTAAGTAAAGGCATAGCATTTGATAGAGTATTCGTCTTCTATATTACACCGTTCTAGTTCACATCTTGGTGGTACGTCTAAATTGCCGTAACCCATTTCTGGTGTAATTGCTTGCTCGATGAAAGGTAGAGCCTTTCTCATGTCTATAGATACGGGATGTTCTTTCTGTATAGCCAACCCATAATCGCTAAAACCACTAACAACTATATACCTGTTAGTGGTCTTTCTGCACTTAGCAAAAAACTTGTGTATGTGTTCTATATTGCAATAGACCACGCCGGACTCTGGTATAGAATCATCGTCGTGGTCTATCTCATAGTTGCAATCACCTAAAGTCATCCAAGACTTGTTGTGTATTATTTGATCCTGCATCTTTAATCTGCTTGTTTTCCAAATCTATCAGTACAGCCATTCCTATAAAAGTAAAAGCAAACAATAAGCCTGCTAGTATTAGTATAACAATGAGTTCCTTATTTATTCTGTCTATTAATTTCATATCAAAATTCACCTGACACTTAAATAAATGTCTATCAAAAGCCCTAAAGATAAAGCCGCAAACAAGATGGGCATTAAAAGTAGAGTCAACAAAATTACATATCTTCTAAAAAGTACGCAGTCCTCTTTACTTATCCCCGTCAGATTTCTCATTAGGGATTTCATTAGAAGAACCTTTCTGAACTCCAGCATTGCGGAAGTTCTCAGCAAATTCTCGGAAGCCCTTTATAACCTCTTCTCTTGCTATCGGTCTTGATATTCTTTTTATTGATGAGTGCATCTCTTTTTCTATCATCTCTAAGAACATTTCAAGTTTCATTGAAGTGTTGTTAAGGTATGCGTTAGTGAGATACATATCTCCTTCAAGTTGGTTGATTCTTTTTCCTTGTTTATAGTTTGTCAATCCTAAACATCCTATCGTAATTGCCATTATTGCTAGGCAAAGCATGTTTAGTTTTTTCATTGTTAAAACCTAAATTGAAAGTAAAACCCGCTAAACGGCATTGGATAAACCGGAACAGGTTGTGGTTGTATAATCACAGGAGGGTGATATATTCTGTAAAAGCCATATACTGGATGATACCTAGTCTCTACGGAAGGATAATTAAATGGATGAACATATGGTCTACCAATTATTATGCTTCCATGTCTATAGTTGTGGCTAGGTCTAACCTGTTGTTGTTGAGGTTTTTGCTGTTGTGGTTTTTGCCACTCTTGTTTGCCAAACCCCATAGGTCTTTGTATAGG